AGCTACCCGTTTGCGCTGGGCTTCAATGGAAGCGCTAGAGGTAACAGAAGCAGTCGGTGTAGCTTCTTTAACCCGTACCGCCTCAACAGCCGTTGTGCTGGCAATAGACGCACTCGCAGAAGCCTCAACGATGTTAGCGTCGAGAGCCGCTAGTGGTGCTGATGCGAGAGGACTAAATCCTAGCATTGACTAGCCTTCTAATGAAGCTGTTGGTGGTGTAAAGTTTGAGGTGTAACGAGCTAAACCATCAGCAATACGAAAGTCTTGGATGTAGCCCTGAAAATATGAATTTGCATTTGTTAGGTTTCCAGAACCAATCCTCACTTGATCTCCGTTTGCGCTAGATGCCCAAGAAATTCCACTGAATGTCCCTTGTCCGTCTAAAGTACCATTTATATAGATTTTTATATTATTATTACCTGAGTTTGCATCTAAAACAACGGCTATATGAGACCAAGAATTTAAAGTTATTGCATTGCTTGAAGAAATTATATTTGACGATCCAGTCCACCAATAAAAGAATGGTGTGAGAGATTGAAATCCAATACTGAAATATGTATCTCCGATAGCTAATATAGATGGAGATAAATATGAGCTATCCCCGCTACGACTTATAGTTGGATAAACCCATGCCTCTATAGTCATATGTTTGTCGTTGTTTATTAAATTATTTAAAATATCTTTATTGTCGTTAATTATAATATAATCCCCAGTTCCATCAAAATACATTGACTTAGTATTGCTAAACTTAGCCTGAGTAGTTGAGCCAGTAGTATTACCAACCAGCTTTAGGTTAGCGCCTTGCGATTTATCTATGATCGAAGCGTCTGTGCCTTTAAGGTGTAGTTCTGCGCCAGTTGAAGATAGTGGTGCAGTAGGTATGGCGTAGTATTGCTAGAGGCGTCTTGGACAGAGGTAATGTTAGGGTTCGTATTTACCAAGCTAACAGAGTACCAGCCTGAGCCATTATTGATGTAAAACCGATTAGTGGCAGTCACATAAGCCATATCACCCGCAGCAAAGCCAGAGAGAGGTAATAGATCAGCCGTAGCATAGACTACAGCCCCCGCAGCTACCGTATCAAACGCTACGCCCCCAGAGCCAGTAGACTTGAGGAACTCTCCTGAATTACCGTCATCTAAGACGTTTGCAAGGTTGCTGAGATTTGATGCGTTGCTCATAGATTAGTCCTAAATTGGGTATGGTGCTACGTGAGAAAGCTGATTAAGCCAAAAAGTCTATATAAAAAGCAGTAGAGTTACCTGATCCCACCGTAGTTAGCGACCTCCAGTTTGACTCTAATACTCCATTAATATAAAACTTTATTTGACCTCCATTAAAATAAGTGTCTGTTAGGTTCCCAAAACCCCAGCCAGTTATGTAAAATCTATGACCTGTAACTCCTCCGCTAGTCCACCGAACAGAAAAATTATCATTCGCAGTACTTTCAGATACGAAACAAGTATAAAAAGGATCTGGTACTGTATATCCTGCTGCAGTAGCGTTGGTTACCATTAATCCGGGACCGGTAGAGTTACTATGTGCGTAATCATCAAATCCCTCACCCCACCCGGGTGCATTTGATGTTGGAGTATAACCAGCGAAAGTGGTAGAACTCCTTAAAGAAGAGTCCTCAAAAACAGATCCATTACTATTTAAAATTAGAGCATTCCAAATTGTGTAATTAGTAGAACCTGTACTTGTTTGATCTACAACAAATCCAGTAATATTTTGTAATCCAAAATTTAAATTAAGAGTAGTAATAGCAGGGGTAAATAAAACTCCGTCAGAGGCTTTAGTTCTAAATATTACAGTTCCAGCATCAGAGTCACTCGTACTAGGAGTTAAAGTAAATACTCCGCTACTTTCTGATACAGCTGTTAACTGTGGAGGTAAACTAGATGCATTATATACTGTTGATCCAGAATACGCATCCCAATCATATGTTATAGGAAACCCAGACTCATCAACCGCAACTGCTGTTAAAGTACTTGCAACACCACTTGTATCAAGGTCAACTTCAGACGTAGGAGTTGTAGTATATCTAGGGCCTATTTGAGGACCAGAAGAAATCTTATCCCATTCAGAACCATCCCAGATATACAAAGATTTTAAAGCTCCCGATCCAGTTACGTCTTTAACCCAAGCTAAATCTCCATCTGTGTTGCCGCTAGAAGGTAAATCTCCCGTATTATCATATACGGTTACACCACCGGCATCAGCAAAAGCCGCAACTCCGTCACCTTGAGAAGTCAGAACTTGCCCAGAGGTAGCATTGGTGATGGCTGTAGCTATATTGCCTAGATTGCGGTTGTTGCTCATAGAATTACCTTATGGTTTCGTAGGCCAAGTAACATTAAAAGGAAAACCCGATTGAGAAGGGATGTCTCGCAAAGCTTGCCTGTAGGCAGTCATTTCAGAAGACATTGTGCGATCAGATAAAGCATACACATCAGTATCTTCTAAAAGTGAATCCCTTGTGGAACGTGTGTTTTCTGACGCTGCGCTTTCTGAAAGATTGCTTACTGAATAAGACAGAACCCAAGTGCCATCGACTAAAACAGGAGTGTCAGACGGGGTTACTGTTTGATACCTGTCATCGTGATCAGGAATATCGGTTCTTACAATATAAACATTCCAATCAGTCAAAAGAGAGCTTGTAAGTTTTCTAGGAAAGCTAACAGTTGGGTTGTCAGATTTTAAATCCGCTAATGAGTACGGAAATGTGTGAATACTGTTATCAGAGTTTACTTTAATATACATTGCTCATCGCCGTTCCGTCACTGTTAATGCCACCTAACAAAAGTGTGTTTTGCAACGTAAGCCCAGCGTGATCTAGCTGGTAATGCCAGCCCGTTGAAGCGCTTGCGTTTCCGCTGGTATAAGTTAGTGCAAAATTTGTGTATGTTGATTGGCTCACGCTTGAAGCTGAACCAAGATTAACTAAAGTAAGAGTTTCAGTTCCATAACCACTAAAAATAAGAACTCTGTTTCCGTTTTCATCTATTGTAGAAGCTACGTCAGTTCCTCTGTTAGTAGAGCTGGTGTTATTATGCCCTATTTGTCCACTAGATATTGCTTGACCTGTGGTTAAAACGGGCATTAAAACTTGCCCTGCCGTGTATGTACTTCCTAAATCGCTTAAATCTAAGAAAGATAGTTGGGTAGTGGCAGCATTTGCAACGCCGTGAACATAATGCAGAACTTCGTTTGTATCATCGACTGCATAAAAGCTAGTGTAGCGATTACCTGTGTCAGTTGTATTATAATAAGTAAGCCCAACGGCTGAACTACCTTGATTTATGTAATCTCCAATGCGGGTGTGATTACTTACATTTGAGTCACTTACATCCCAAACTTCTGGACCCCCAATCAAATCACCAGATCTAAAAACTATTTTCTTGCGAGGCCAGTAAACAACATCCGCTCTAGTTAATGCAGCGGGTGACAAACTAGCGTTTTGCGCAGTGCCTGCTGTATAACCACTCGCAGATGGTGCAGCAAAAACTGTTAGGCTACCCGAGGCTCCATTTGCAACAATGTCACTGTAATCAATAGAGGTAAACCTTTCGCTTCCAGCAAATATCATTTGTCGGCTTGTATCTACCGCCATCTTAGTGAAATGGTTTAAATTAGGTGACTTAGTATAAGTAGCAAGGAGTGTAGGAGATCCACTAAAACTTGTCTTCCAAGAAGAAACATCCCAAAACCCTATCATATCATCTATTTGAGCGACTGTAATTAAAATGTCTGAGCTAGAATCATAGTAACAATTATAGCAACCGTTTAGATCTGACGACTGACTAAAAGACCCAAGAATAGACATATTGGTTGGATCAGAAATATCAATAACGGTTATGCTATCGGATAACCTACCGGCTACCCATAAATAATCGTTTACAGTATCGACGAAACCACCAATAGCGCCATTTAAAGTTGTCGAGTTTGATACAGAAGAAGCTGGGGTAATGTCGTGCGATTGAAACATTGTGCTGACATCAATGCTTATGACTGTATCTGTGGCGTAACTAGCTACGAAAATATAAGGAGTAACACTAGCCGCCGCTGCCGCTTTATTTACGCCAATTAATTTTCTCGCTATGCTGCTCACAACATTGCATCCCCAGCGTGGAAACCATAGTAATTCGTGCCGCCATCCTGAGTGTAGAATACGAATACATCAGTCTCACCACTAGCGGTTGCTGTGGGAGCAGAGCCGCCAGCCCAATCAACAGAAGCAGGCCAAGTCTGAGTGATTGTTGCGGAAGGAGAAACCTTTAGCGTAAAACCAAAAGCCGTTCCAGAAGATGGTGGGTTTGAAAATACATAAGTTGGATTGCCCGAAGGTGCGTGAGAAAATACGTTACCAGTAGACAAGTCTAAAGTTCCGCTACTTTCTGTACCTACAGTTTCCTGATAGGTTACGGGTTTTAAATCGCTAATAAACTCTAACGCATTAGCCCCGCTGTTGACTTGTAGAATTTGACCCGCTGTGCCTAAGCTTGAGGGCGTATCAGTGAAATCTAAAATACTGTCATTTGCCAGCGAACCGTGTTCGACTACCTCAACAACATCGTTAGCTACAAAAGCTGAAAAGCCTGTGATCGAAGTGCCGTTGCTTGCTGTGAAATCTACGCCCCCGCCTCGAAGCTTAACGCCGTTTTTGTAGACAGCTACTTTATCAGGGGTGTAATCTACTGTGACCGAAGTTGCCCCTGTCGTGACCGTAGGAAACGTACTAGCATAAGGGCTGGCAAACGGAGCGCCATATTCGACAACTTCTACAATATCGCCTACAGCCGTTGCGCTTATAGTGATCTGCGTATCAGTAGCCGTAACTTCGCTATCTTGAAGCTTAACGCCGTTGAGAAACACTGCAATATTAGCAGCTTTCCAAGAACCAGTGAAAACAGTTTGACCCGCCGTAGCTGTCGTTTTCGTAGTAGTAATGGGTACTAACGAGCCGCCAGTTGAGCTAGATCCTGATGAGGCGGGTGGAGTGTAGCTAAATACGCCGCTGGTGTTGTCATAGCTTAAAGCGCCAGAGCCGCTGGCTGAGTTTTGCGTAACCGATAAATCTGTAAGAGCTATGCCGCTAGATCCACTAGCCGTAACAACGCCAGAGCCATCTATGCTTAGGCCGCTACCAATTTTAATGCCGCCAAGCGTAGAGCTAGAGGCAGTTGGCAAAGTGTAGCTGGTGATGTCGCTGTGATTGCCCAAGCGAACCCAATTACCGGCATGAGCAAAATACATAGCGCCATCGCCATGCACATGCGCTATACGCCCGTGATTGCTAGAAGCTGAAGGCAAGTCGCTGGTGGAGCTATAGACCTCAACGTATTGTAAATCTTCTGCCGCTGGTGAGATAAAGACCTTGGCGCTGCTTGATAAGTTAAGCAAGCTGCCGGTAGATGAGCTAGTTAAAGATCGTGTGAGAGTGGTTCCTGAGTGTGTATAGGTTCCAGTACCAATCTCCCAAGCTGTACCATCTTCGATAACATAGCGAATAGTTTCACCATCCAAAGAAGAAGGCACAGACTGATAACCCGACTCCGCAGAGCCAAGAGTAACAGTACCTGTGCCTGAAGTGCCGCTTGCAACGGCAACTTTGACCCGATCAGCAAACTTAGCCATAGGGGTTCCTTAATCTAACTTGATGACAAAATCGCCACTACCAAAACGGAGAATATCACCTGAGTTCACTGTACGGGAAGTGGTTAATGCACCAGTTAAAAACGGACAATTAGCCTTCCCAACCAAGCTATTAGTGTTAACATATTCCCAATATGTAGGGTTATTTGCATACGAGTACGAAGTATCTGAGTCATCACCTCTATATAAACCCCAATGTGTTATTGTACCCCAGTTAGAGGTAGCCTCATCAAAGGCTATAGAGCTATTGTTAGTTATGGAGGCAACACCACCTGAAATTGAGGCTGTGGCCCATTTGCTGTTTACTTTTACTCTACTATACCCATCGCTCGTACTAGGCTCTACTGAGGTTGCTATTTGGCTGGGATTATTTCCGGGGTCGCTTTTATACAAGGCTAAATAAATATCTTGATCTGTGACCGATGAACTTTGAGCTGTAGTGGTGTTGGGATTGTAGTAATTATAAGTTTTACCTAAATATGGCAACGACATATTAGGCCACGCATGGTTTATAGATCTATGATTGTCAGTTAAACTTGCTGCATATGCGGTAGAATCCCAGTTTGTTGGCATAGTTTCAAAACCCAACCGCCGCATCAACTGAAGTCGCCACTCAGTAGCTATTAATTTATCACCTATAAAACCAGAAGAGTTTGATGAAAAATTAGTAGCACGATCTAACTGACTATTAGTTAATCCTCCTCTACCCATCTTACTGGGCCAAGCAATTTCGAAGTCTCCTGCCGGTATTCTAAATACATCACCTGTACCCACACCCACACTCGCAGATAATGCCCCGGTGGCAACCAAACTACTTGAGGAAGTGTTGCTAGCATGATTCCAAATAGACCAGTGTGATATGTTTCCCCACGAAGATTGAGCCTCTGCAAAATCAATAGCATGATGATTTGTTAAATTTTCATTGGTTGTATTAAAACTATTTACAGTGTCCCATTTTAAGTTACTGCTTACATGGGTAGTATTAGCCTTAGAAAAAACATCACAGTGCGCCCTATTACTTGTAGAAGCCTGAAAAGGCCTAGTAGTGTCATTAGCGATTTTTATTCGTGCATAGCCCGTACCTGAAGTAGAAACCTCGTTGGATACAGAACTATCTTCTAAAGGAGAGCCTGTATGTAACCCAAGCCATAATCCGCTAGGAATGTCCAACTCAGTTTGCCCAAACATATGCTTGAGCAAAGCAAGTTCTATATGATCACTTAGAATACCCATCAGGCGCTCCTATCAGCTAATATTGATGTCTAAATCGCCAGCCGGTATGCGGAAAATATCGCCGGTAGAAATAGCTTTGTCGCTCGTAAGCTGGGCGTGTACGATCATGTCTGAAGCTGACCCGCCGCTAGATGCGGGCATGATCATAACCGCAATCACTGTTCCGTAATCTGCAGTCGCTTCGGGGAACTCGATTGCCGAAGTATTAGAGGCGTTGTTTCCAGACACGGTAAATGCCACTGACTGACGAGCATAAGCGCCGCCAGAAACTTCAGTTCCCAGAGCGGTGTCCGTGGGATCTGTGGTGCATAAAGCCACGTACCAATTTGTAGGCCGTGTTACTGAATCTGTGGTCAGCAAATATTTTAAAGTGTGTGTTTCAAATTCGTTTGAGAGGCTCATGTGTTTCTCCTGTTCCTCAAATCGTGATGGTGAAAGAGGACACAGCTAACCTGTCTCCTACGAAAAGATTGACGTTGGTTAAGGTGAGATCACCGCCGCCGCCTGTGTTAGTCACAGTGCCTCTGAAGACTTCGGAGCCACCGCTAGTAAAGATTTTGAATTTGGTTGCCGTACCAGCATTCACTGTGGTGTCAGTGGTAATGGCGTTAGCAGAAACGGAGCCACTATCTGCGGCTCCGAATGCTGGGTTGGTTAAAGGCAGTGTTGCTAACTCGTTATCTCCAGCATCTAGGATTTGCAGAGTACCCGCAGAACCCCCACTGTCGATTTCGTCCACGATGCCGTTCAAGGCGGCATTCTTAGCACGATTGGTTAGACTGATTGCCACTGCCCTTAGCCTCTATGCGAGGTTGTAGTTCACTGTGAACAGCGCTTCTGGCCTCAGTACCTTCCTGCCGTAAAGCTGCATACCTCGGACCACATCACTAAAGGTGTCTGGAGAACGGAATGTCTCCACCTTGGCGATTTGATCCGCTACTGCTACTGCAGAATCGTGACCCGCTACCATTACTCCGAAGTTAGTTTCGGAACCCGCAGAAGCGGTAGTGTCGAGGTTGCCAACATAAGGCAAATTGTTTGACACATAGATAGTGAAGTTACGGATTTTAGCCGGTAGCTTACCATTACGAATTTCATCCGAACCACCGAAGTCGGCGTTAATTAATTTCGAATCTTCGTCCATAAGGATTTCTGCTACGAGCGGTGAAATAACCATATAACGCCCGTCTGTAGCTACATTAGCCTCATCCATCTTACGATTGATGCGGTTCATAACAGCTAATGGTGAAGTAATTCCACCAGCACCACCGCCAGCAGCGAGTGGAATAGACGTTACTTCGCCTGCTACACCCAAGTCAGAACCACCGAAATCAGTGATGTCTAGCTTGTTAGCAGCCAGCAATTCATCCGTACCCGCCGCAGTATTTGCTACTGTGCCAGATGTGGTTGTATTACGTGCCCATGAACCCGGTGTTTTCCACCCAGACATGTAGCCAAGTACTTCCGCATCAAATGCATCACGAAGATCATAACCTGCACGATCTGAGGCGAGATCCATGAAGTTGAGGTGACTATGAGCAACTTCGATATCTGCCAACGTGAACTGCCAGTAGTTCGCTTTATCTACAACCATAGTGAACGAAGTATCTGTAAGATCTTGCGTTGCGAGTGTAGTGCCACGTTCCAGATTGTTAATAGTGATTGTTGGTTCACGGACAATAACCACTGAATCGCCGTGTTGGGCGATCTCACCAGCGTAGTCGGTGTTAGTTACAGCCTCAACCACAGAACTCTTGCGGAAAGCAAGCTGCGCTTTTTTGCTGTAGATTACGGGTGAAAACCCGCCTGAATTTAAGTTAGTATAGCCAGAGGCTTTTGCGAATGCCATGTTGTTCTCCTATTGGCATGAAGGGCGAGAACGCCCGGACAAACCCCGAAGAGGACAATTGAGTGGCAGTACTGGGTACTGGGTGGTGCACGAATGCAGGCCAGCCGTACTGGTGGACTAAACGTCTTATATCTTGGGAAAATCAGACAAAGGGGTAGACCCGTGGGTGGCCCTTTTCTGAGGTTGAGAGATTGCTCTCAGAAAATAAGTCTACTTTAAACTTATTATCGAAAAGCGGGGCATTTCTGCCCCTGCTCAACTTATGTTATACCATTAATACAGTGGCATTGCAAACACTATCTTGCTGCACCACTTATGTCGTAGCTAAACTGACCGCTGCGGATAGCTTCCTGAATAGCGTCTGCGTTTTTCTCAAAGTCACGATCCGACATTGAATTCACCATGCTCTCAGAAAACTCTGCCCGTTGGTTAGCCGCTGGAGTAGACCGAGACAGCCTACCCACGTCTTCTGCCGCTGATTTAGACTTAGTTTTGCGCTTGCCCGTATCAGCCTTGTACAAATCAATAGCCCGTGCCGCTGCTTTGGCATCAGTAGTGTTTTTGTACAGAGCATCTTCGATATACTGCGGCTGTTCTGCCACCCATTCATGGAACGAGGGGTCTTGCCGAATATCGTGGAAGTCAGGATGCAGTTTAACCAGTTGCTGCTCTGCTTCACGCTTAGTCAGCTTCTTTTCTAGGCTGCGTAGGTTATCCATACGCTTATCGCCTTCTTCCAAAGCTTCATTGGCCCTTTTACGTGCAATAGTATCCACGATTGAAGCCACGTCTGGGTACTTCTTAGACCATTGCTCAATCTCTTCATCAGACTTAGGAAACTTGATCTGGCCTTTAGCTGCCTGATCTAATTGCTGCCGTAGCTGTGCAACTTCTTCATCCTTTTGTTGGAGAAGCTGTTGTTGATGCCGTCGAAGGTCACCGTACCGCTTTTTATAGGTAGCATCTTCAGAATCTACCGGCTCTGGGCCGTCTGCTTGTGCTTCTTGCTGTTGCGCAAGTTCTTCGCTGTAAGAAAGACCATTGTCTTCCTCATTCTGTCTTTTATATTTTGCCATTTTTGCCTCATTGGGGGCCGCTGTTGCGGGTAGCCCTTTAAGACATGATCATTAGTTTTGGTTTGCTGACCATGCCTGGTAAGTTGGATGTAGTAGGCAAGATCTCCCCATCTTCCTCATCATCCAGCATGTCATCTACCTCTACGGTAGCGACTTCTACTTCAACGTCCTCTGAAGGAACGTCTTCTTCAGCTTCAGATCCCTCTTCAGGCTCTTCAGCTTCCTCTCCTGCATACTGTATAAGGCCCATATCATACATTCCCATGAGGCCCAGTTCGGCCTCTGACTGCATGTCCATAATATGTTTAAGGCCGTGCCATTTAACGACATTAGCAGGGAGAACATATTCACCTTCGCTAATCATCGCTTCAATATCATCCCGTACATTCTCTGCACTTGAACCAATTGGAATAGGGTTGCCTGATACGGGGTCAGACATCATGCCGCCACCGCAATCACAGTCATCACCGCCTTCGCATCCACATGGCATACCGCCGTGGTACATTTTCATGGCTTTCTGGACTGTCTCTCCACGCTGTTTTTCGTAATCAGACAGTTTGTTATCATTATTAAGATCAGCGTTTTTTTCATCTAGCTGAAACCGTTTATCTGCCATTTCTTTACCTTCCTCTGTGGTAATTCCCTTGCGGGCTGTTGCAAGACCGCCCAGCGCAAATGTCGGGGAGTTTTCATCTACAATCCCGCCTTCATTAAAATATTTTCTTGCTTTTTGGATAATGGGGCCAGTATTTACCCCTATCTTTTCTAAGCCGATAATACCCGCCATACCGCCCATTTTTGCAGTATCTTTCAGTACATCAAAAAAAGAATATGGTTCTTCTTCATCATTCCAATCCTTAAAATCTTCGGGATACTTATCCATCAAATACTTTAATTCTTGGCGGTGAATCAGGTATTCCTGTTCTTCCTGATTGTACTCTTTATCTGGCACTACTCTGCTCCCTTAATCATTTCATCCCGAAGGGTTTTAAACCTACGGAGTTCAGCGATAGCGCCCTGTATTTCTAAGACACGGTGAGGATCTTTCGTATTTTCCAGTTGCTGGTGAAACCCTGCAATACGAACAGAAACATACTCATGCAACAAATCCATATAGGTGGGAGTGTTCACCAACAGGAGCATAGACTTACAAAACTGTTTATCCATTATTGCACAGGGCCTTGCGGTGCTTGATTAGGATCAGGCTGTGTATTACCGCCATTGTCGCCGCCGCCAGCACCCGTGAAACCTTCTGCTCCTGGCTCTGGGGCTGCTCCTGGCGCTATATTACCGCCGCCTGTTCCTGTTGGGTCTGAAGGGCTAGGTGGCCCACCCTCTTGCTGTTGCTGTGGCTGTTGAGGCATCATTGCCTGTATCTCAGCCATCATTTTAGCTTGTATTACAGCCTCTCGTTGATCGTTCAGGATCTTGTCTTCATCTAAGTCCATGCTGGCTGCTAATTCACGCAAGACGTAATCGTATTTAACAAACGGAGCCATCTGTGGATTTTGAGTCATCTGCATAAACTGAAGTAAGCGTTGACTACGGATTTCGTTACGCATCAGGCTTTCTGTGCCTTTAGCGATTACGTCCAGATCCCCTACAAATTCCTTATCAAACAGGAACTGCATATTAAAACTAAACAGAGCTTTTCCTAGTGGAGCCAGCAAGTAATCATCTATGTTTCTGACTACTGCTTTAATGTTAGCTTGGGCCGCTCCCATCAACATGCTCATACCACTAGCAGTACGGCCTACACCTGTAATACCAGTACCGCCGTGACTGTAGCTAGGGATGCCTGTAGCCTCATCGGCTAACTGCCTAGCCTTGTCGTACATCATCATTAATTCATTAGAAACATTCGGAAACTTAGTGCCGTGGATGGCAGTACCTACTTGGCCCCCTTGTCTGCGAAACACTTTGCCGGGATATACCGTTAAGTCTTGCCCCGGCACCAAATTTGTTTCATCGACTTCGATTAACAGATTACCAGAAAGCGCCGCATTATCGATTCCGAGCCTGTAGAAGCCATTCATTAACAGTTGTGTATCTTCCATATTTTCAGCGACACCGATGCCAAAGAAAGAATATGGGTTATGCTCATATGGAACAGAATGATAAGGAATACGGTTAGGGGTAAATGGGTTTAAAACAAGACGAACTATCTGCCCATTACAAATCCACGCATTGATCTGTATTTGATCATTATCTTCATATTCTTTGGGTATATCCAACTCTGCTTCATCTGCGAGTTCTTGGTCAATAATACCCCAGTACTCTAAAACCTCATACCTGTCGATTTGCTCACTACCTGCACTGTCTTCTAGTGCTTCTTCCCAGTACTCACGAATATAAGAAGGGCCGTAGCTTATAGCCAGTTCAATGCTTTCATCCCTAAAATATGGACGCTTCTTTAGTGCCCGCATTTGCGTTTTACTTAATCTATGACGCTGTACGGTATACTCAGCTTCGCCAATATTTCTAGAATCTGGATCAGGATAGAAATCCCAAACAGAAGTATATTCTACTTTAGGAACTGTTTCATAAATCGGTTCATAGTTACCCTCTTCATCCCAACGAGGGTATTCTTTATCTGCAGCAAAAGGCCCTTTAATAATACCCTGCCCAAACAAAGCACACTCAAACGCCATTGAACGTAAATGCTTACTAGCTTGAGAAGACTCCAACTGGTCATGCATTTTCTTCTCAAGGTTTTGTGCCGCACGTTTTGCAGGCTCAAAGGTAATAGATCCAGGTACCGTTCCTGCACCTAGTTCTAAGTCATCCTTAATAGGCTCTAGCTTTTCCCTATAAAGACCTAACTGCTTTGCAATATCAGGACGGGAAATACTACGTGGAACCTCATATTCTACGTTTGTCTTTTCTTTAACTTTTTCATCTGTCAGGGCGTTAGGGTTATAGCTAACTGCACCGGCAACATTATTCGGGTTATTACGTGCGTCTACACCAATTGGGAATTTACCGCCTGCAAACAGCACATCAATCATCTGGGCATACGCTGCCAGAACTTTTGTTTTGGTTACTTTAATAAAAGCCTGTGACTTTTCACTGTCGGTAAATTGAACGTCTGCACTATAAATACCACGGTAGTTTCTATATGCAGACAGCCATCTATCTTCGTCAGATTGTCTGTGCGTTTTGGCCCGTCTAAATTGACCATCAACAAAAGCAACTAGACTTGAATATTCTGTGTTTTCTTCTTCAACATCACCGTCTTCTTCCAAAGCAATAACACGATCTGTTTCCGTTGCTTCTTCTGGGTTTGGATCAGTAGGTTTATCCATTAATGCCATATTAATATCCAAATGCTAAATCTGAGGGCCTGTAGCTCTGAGTAGGAACACCCTTGCCCATATCAAAAGGTGAAAAGGCTCTGGGCCTACTCATCACCCCATACCTGATAGAATCGTAGGTGTGGTCGGATGCAAATCTCTGATCAATGTCATCTGACCCTTTAGGACAGGAAGGTATGCTTGGTAGATCTGCGATAATCTGTCTGCACGTATTAAAGAATACAATTCCAGGTTGTTCTGTAATATCGTCTACCTTCATGCGTTGGTGTAATTGGTTCTTACCTGCTACCCGTGCGCCAGCGGTTCGATCACTAGGACGCCACCTACACCCCAAGCTAATCATTTCTTCAGCTATAGATGGGCCTAGTTGCCCACGGTTATGCCAACAGCTTGAGTCCAGCACACCATACTGGATGCGATCCCCTAGTTCAGCTTCCATAACCGCATGGGCTAAATCTTTACCAGTATGCTTGGATAGGTATAGTTCTCTATAAACAATTAATGTTTCGTAGCTTGGATCTATTGCGTACCAATGTACCGCACTCCATGAACTATATCCGTAATCACATGACCTAAAGCGCACCCAGTCATCTGGTATATCAAAAGGCTCAATTACATGGTCGGACTGTTTAAACTCAGGGAACGCAGCGCCATCTGCTACTGCCCAATCGCCTTCTAATAATTGCCGCCGTTGGTTCTCTGGCAAAGATAAAAGGTTAGCTTCATATACTCCGTCTTCAGCTAGATAAGGATTGTCGTATAGGCTTGCAGGAATAAACTTGCGGTAAAATAGCGGCTCACCCGCCTTTTCGTGTGTATCAGGGTACACAAGGGGTTTGCCTGTTTCGAGATCTTGCGCCACAAACTTTTTGTTCGCAGGGGCAGGATCAATAAACATCTTCTTGACCCACTGATGTCCTGGCCCGCCGGGGTTGGTAGTTGCCCGCATAAAGATAGGTAGGTCAGGATCTGTAGTACGAAGACGTGAGCGTAAATAATTGAAGCTGTAGGGGCTAGAATACTGAGTCAGTTCGTCTACACCAATATAAGAAAATGACTGACCTTGGTAACGCATAACATCTTCGTCACGCTCAAGATATGTCATCCATAATCTTGCTCCGCTAGGGAACGTCCACTGGCTTTTCTTCTCCTGCCATTTCGAGCCTGGGTACGCTTTCGGGTAGAGTTCCTGTGACTTGAAAACCAATTCACGCAATTCGTCGTTTGTGCGGCGAAGGATGAGTCCACTGAATGCAGGATTTGAAAAATAGCGCATGGGATCTGCGAGTAGGCTGTAGCTTTTGCCGCCGCCTGCCGCTCCCCCGAACAAGACTTCTCTCTCTGGCGCTGCCAAGAAATCGGTTTGTGGCCCTGGATTTGGGGCGAATATAACTTCCTGTTTTTTTGCCTGCTCTTCAACGCTTCCGAAATCCAGATTATTGCTTGGCGTTTCTGGCTTATCTTCATGTTCAGCCAGCTTCTTAGTCATCAAAGTTGCTACCCGTTTAGCGTCTGATCTTTTACGCTTAACTGCAGCAATCTTTTTATCTTTAGCAGTCTTTGGCTTTCGCTTTTTATTAGCTTTATCGAGAGCGGCTATTCGTTTGCTATCAGGACGATGCTTTCTCCAAAGGATAATTACACCTTGATGGGAAATCTTTCTGCCTGCTTTATCAGAAAGCCATTCTGCTACTTTTCTGGTAGCAAACCCGTTCTCAAGATAATCCAGTGCCTCTTCAACTAGAGCAACAATTCTCTCATCAGGAAATATCAGTAGAGGATTATCTTCATCAGCCACATACCCAAACGGTATTCTAGCTGTTCTGTTGGGCCTAGCTTTATTCTCCCACAGCATCTTCAGTTTTCGGGGGTAGAATAAACACACCGCCGCCTTGGCTGGTGACCTCTACCTGTTCCTTCTTAACCAAACCTGTGCGGTCTAGTATTTCACGGGCTGCAGAGATCGAATTTCTTGCGCCCATAGCACTAGGATCATCTAGAACCCCAATAATACCAAAGGCCGCTTTAGGTGCATTCATAGCCAGCATAAGGCTTGCACGTTCAATTATTTCTTCCCGTAAGTTCTTAACTACTTCGCCACTTTTCGTGGTCTTAGAGTAACCCGCTATATCCATAGCTTTGCGGATATTTCCCCCTGCTTCACCCATCAGGGCATCCAAAAAGGTTAACTGCTTATCCGTATAATTTTTCTCTACTTCCATCACCCCATCGCCCTCATATATACAAAAGCTGCCCCGATAGACGCCGTAAATACGATCCACCAGATACGCTCAAAGAATTGAAGCTTATGGCCTCTAGACGCCGTAATTTCGTCCAGCTTTTGGATACGATCCCATATCATTTTTAACTGATCGTCTACGTTATCCATCCGCTTGAAAACTGTAATCATACGCTCTTCCATGCGAGCAAGCGTTATGACTGCATTTGAAAGTGCGTCCAATTTGTCCTCAATACGAGTTAGGCGATCATCGCTCATTTTTCCTTAGACCCCACTGCAAAGTAAGTGGCTACTAATCCAGACAAGGCTAGATATTGAGCCATGAGAATTGATTCAGCCGCTTCCATGCGTGTAGGATCAATTAGTGTAGCTAGTGTGCAGGCCAGCATCATCGCAAATGCGGCCCAACACATATGTCTACGGTTCTTCTGATATGTTGCCATATCTAAATGCTGGCGTTCTTCTACGGTCATTTCTTGGCCTTCTTAACAGCCGTACCGCCTTTATTCATTTTACCCGCTTTTAAATCTTTATAGGTTTTATCGCTGATCGTGCTTTTACCCTTGGAACGTGAAGTGCCAGCTTTCTTTCGAGCGTTCATATTTTTTAACAGAGACATAAAATCACCAATTCTTGCAAGACCAGTAACGGGCCGTTAGTTTAGATTTTGCCGTGCTGCACTTGTGTCTGGCACGAAAGGATTTACGGCGCTTAGGGTTGCTCTTCTTGATCTTCATATTCGGGTCGCCGTATCGAATAATCTTCTCAGTGCCGCCCTCACACGCCTTCACAACAAACTTCTTGGATTCACCCGGTGTGCGGCGGGGCTTATTGCATTTCATCTTGGATTTATCGATTGCCATCACGCCACCACGAAATCTACAATTTGCCCATCCGGGCTACGAAGCTTGTTAGGATCAGGATTATACGCATACCTCTGATCAACCAGCTTTAGATTCTCGACGGGAGTATTCTCATCTATCGGTTCCACTGAACCCGCTTCACCCGCCCTAGCCTTCTTCTCTACCTGCTCCCCAGTACCGCTCTCAAAAATTACATTCACATGCGTCTGAAACGGCATACTAGGCAGAGGAAAGTGACTGATTAATGTCTCACCCATAATTCACCCAAGTCCACCAGAGCAGGCCGATAGCCGAACCAAAGACCACTACGAGGGCAAGACTCCACTGAATAATATTAGCGATAAAAGCTCTAGCCTTAGCACGATCTTCGGCTTCCTGCTTCTTGCGTACACGCTCTTTAGCCTGCCAATTGACCCAATCTTGATACAGGCCCGGTCGGCCAAACAGGCGCATAGCAGACTCGATTTCCTTCTTAGCCTCACGAATGCGCTCAAGCTCCATAAATTCATCAAAACTATCTTCGCTGCGTCCTAGCGCCATAGACAGAAGGGATTTCTTCTTAGACTCGCCTTCTGCCTTTAATGTCTCTTCGGCAGTGAGCAGGGCACTAAGCTGCTTACCCATTGAGGTAATATCAGAGCCGGTGCCTATTAATGTTTTGATCTGGCCTACAGCGGCATTCGCCGCCGACACAATGGCAAGCGTTTCTGCTATCATCCTTCCCCCCGAAGAATTAGCTAAATGTAGGTTAAGTTGTGCCCTGCATCTGATAGCACTGGTAACGGGCGTAGAAGTTTCTACCGTTTTTTATATTTTTTACGTCTTCTTCAACTTGAGCCTTGCAAGCAGCCTGACTGAAAAACCCTTGGTCTGTTCGAACCAATACATCACAAGTTCTAACATCCATCGGAGAAGCGCAGATCAGGACAACTGCAATCCACATTATTTTTTCTTCTTGTGGGCCATGCCACCATACATCATCTTAGGCTTCTTATTAGCCATACCACCGTACATCATTTTAACTTTGGCAGGCTTACCCGCAGGGGGATTAGACGCACCGCACTTTGCTTTTTCCTTAGTCATCTTCATTTTCAATTTCCCTGATAATAAATGGATTAGGATCTTCCACTACGGTTGCGGCTTCTTCTGTCTCGAAATATTCCGCATAACCTCTAAAGATAAGATCTCTGTTCTGTGCCTGCTTCTTGGTGATCAGGCCTTCCTCTAAAAGAAGGTCACGCACAGCTTCCAGAGATAACTCCTTGCCTGTACGCTCACGAATAGCTGCACGAATGTATACGAGATTTATCATAGGGCCATTTCTGCCCTGATATAGTTATTATAACATCAGGACTACATTTAGGTCAACCACTTAATTGAGTGGCATTATTGGGATTGACTTTTCTGAAAAATGCTGTATAATTTACTTGTAAGCCGGGGGTTAATACTACTAGCTAGTCATAAATACGGCTATAAATCTCACCTCTAGAGATACCCATATCCTTTAACTGTTTGTCAGACATATTCTGTAAGATCCAATAATCAGAACGTCTTTGCTGGTTCTTCTGGATAGACTTCCAGAATCCGTTCAAGCTGTTAAACACATAATCCATATCAACTCTCCTAAGTTTGTGTTGCTAAGTATATTATAGCAGCACTCTACTAAGGGGAGTTTTGTTATTTAGTAATATCCGCTATGCTTCTGTAAGTACAAGATAGCTTTCTGCATTATGGTAGGATCATCCTTAAAATGCCCTAACCCTGAGTTACAAGTAGGACATAAATAACTTCTAAACTTGCCAGTAGCATGGCAATGATCCAGATGAAATGTTACCTTTCGGTTATATCGACTCGATAAACCCTCTTCGTCTATCCCGCAAATAGTACAACAATGATTTTCAGGTAAAGGATTATCACGCTTTAGCTCGTTAAGTATACCGTCTGATCTTTTACAACAACTCTTGCATCTAGAACCTCGCTTACCCGTTTTAGAGTTTACGAAATGAAACTGGTTCTTAGGCTTACTCTCTTCACAAAGCACACATCTTTTTAAACCATATTGGTTAACTCTCCATCTTAAAAACTCACCTAGTGGAACCACCTTTAACCAGTACTTAAATTGGTTAGAAGTAATATCATGTTTGTTCAAAAACCTACTGAGATCGTTCTTCCTCATAGAAACTACAAGATCAGAGATATGCCCATGTAACTTATCTGTAATAGTATCTAGCCTTCCATAACATTTACTATGGTAAGCATTTCGGTACTTTTCGTATAAGTTCTTAAATCCTTGGTGAGAGATATAGATGCCGCTTTCACTAGAAACCTTTCTAGCCAAGGAACGGAGCGAACTAAACTGCTTGCTATCATCCACTTGATCAAAAGCAGCTTCGATAACAGATATGCTGTCATCAATTCTATAATACATATCCAAATTATCCCCCACAGAATAACCCCAGGGAGGCCTTAAACCAGGATTAATAACCTGCCTCTTAACAGGCCAACAGTCTAACCCCATTAATCTATGTTGAAGAGATCATCTACAGCGTCAGTGCTGTCCTCTATGCGCCCTGCCGTAGCCCGTAGCCTCTCAGCTAACCGGGTAAACTCATGGGCAATACTATACAGCTTCTGGTAACCGTTAATGTCACCATAAAACTCACTTAATTCTTCAGTAACGCCTTCAAGATCTACCTTAGTCTCAGTAGCCTCATCACCATCACCCACATAGATAAACGTAGCAAGATAACAAATGCCATCAGCATCTATATCAAAGTCGTGATCTACATGAATCGGGATATCCAGCGTAATATCAGAGCCAAACTCACTCATAATATACTCTCAGTTAATAACAGCCTGCAGTACAGCCTGTGATTGATATATAACTAAGTGGCACAACTGAGTCAATAGGATTTTACATAATACAGGAACAAATTCCTGAATTTATGGTATTATGTTGACGAAAACAGAACGAAAGTCCTGCAGGTAGCCTATTATCGGGGCGATTTACAAGCATGAAATCCCAAAAATAGGTAGGATTGGTGCACGATACCGGGATACCCCCCATCGGCGCTCGCCCCCGTCTGCTACAACGCAAGATTTTATTAAACTATTGATTTTATTGCGTAATTTATGGGGATTTATGGGGCTGAAACTCTTTAGTTATGGGGCCAAGAGCAAAAAAAGCCAATAAAACAAAGGCTTTTCGGTAAAAAGTATCTGCAAAAAGTATTCAAAAGAAAGAAAAGCAAAAGCTTGCAGCGCAAAAGCTTTAAAATTCTGCAGGGGGTTGCACGGTGACGGGTTTATAAAGGCGGGGCGGGGGTTCTTTGGGTGCATCGTTTGGCCCTTGTCTTTTAGTTTTGCTTTATCGTTTGGCCCCTGTCTTTTAGAATATGCTCTTACAGCCAATATAAGCCCCGCTGAGTAGCCCTAACCTGGTTTCCGCTGTTTATACCTAGACCGGCTAGGCTTTGCCTTCTCTATGGGCTTTATTTCGCCCCTTATTGCCGCCCTTTATTATACCCCCAAGCAAAAGCCCCGCCGGTTTAAGGGCAGGGCTTCAATCTTTTGGTTTTGGCTTGGGGTTTATTCTGCCGCCTGTATTTCATTTATGGCTTGGGTAAATTTGATAGTGGGTTCATTTGCTTCAAACACCGCTTGGGCAAAGCCCCTAGGCGTTGCGCTTCTAATATTCTTAGTCTTTAGGCTTTTGCCCCCTAACTTTCTATGCTGTCTTGAAGCCCCAAAACTTTCACAATTTACAGGCAACGGGGCAGGCATAGCAAAACCGCCCCCCGTCCATAAACAAGTTTTTTTGCTATACGCATCACGGGGCGGGATATGATCGGGCCATTGCGGGTGAATTGCGTCTTGATCTTGGATATAGCCCCCGAATTGATACGGGTGAAAAGTATGATCGGGCTTGCGCCATATTGTAGATAATACGCTAACGGGGTTTTCGATCATAAAAGGGCAATCAAGCTTTTCTGCAAGATATGCAATAGCTGAACAATGGCCTGCAGCCTTATCTTGAAAGGCGGGGTCTTTTGCCCGTTTCTTTGCGAAATGCGCCGCCCCGCTAACTGCAAGATCGGTGCAAGGCGGGAAGCCTAAAACTAAAGCAACCCGCCCCGCATATTCTGCAGCAAGATCTTGCATTGTTTCGGGGCTATAAAGATCAAGCTTTGCTTTAACCATAAAGCCCCCGTTTTGATAATGATAACAAGATGCGCCGTTGTGCTGTATATCAAAGGCAATGCCCCCATAGCCTGCATTTACCCAAGGCTGCAGCGCAACCCCTGTAAAATCATAAAGCGATAAGACAAGATCACGCATTTTGCACCGCCTTTGCGAAAAGACGCAAGGCAAGATCAAGATTTGATCTATAGGTTTGACCTGTTGCAAGATCTTGCATTTCAAAGGGATATTTTCGGGCTTTTGAATTATAGCCAATAAGCGAAAAGCTTTTTCCTTGATCATTGCCAATCTTTGAAACGTCTAAATTATAGAAATTTGCATAAAAATCTAAATCCTTTTCGCTTTGGCTTTTGGCCCCCTTCACTTTTACTTCAAGCTTAAAGTTTGCAACGTCTTGATCAAAGCTGCATTTTCCCGCATGTATTTCTAAGCCTTCAAATTGCTGCAGGTTTTGAAGCAATGCGTTTATTTCGCTGCGAATTGATCGGATTTTTTCTTTTGTAAATTTCATTTTGGTCGGTTCCTTTTGCTAGTTACTAGCTGCAAAATCTGCAGCCCAAGGCCCCCGCCAAAGGCAGGGGCTAAAGGCTAAAGACTAAGTGAAAAGAAGCGGGGCAAATTGCAGCATGATCAAAATACCAAACAAGCAAAGCCCCCCGATAAGATCACCGATAAAGCCCCGCATTATGCTGCAGCCTTTTTGAATTTATAGGCATTGCCTGATGTTTTAAAGCTTACCAAGGCCCCGTTTAATACGTTTTGAAGCGTTCCATATGGAATTGAATGTTCGCTTATGGGTTGCCCCTTTTCATTAAGCAAAATTATATATTCCCAACGCTTTAAATGGCATTGTTTGAAGCTTTGATAGAAGCTTGTTTCTTTGCCGTTAATTTCTAAAATAAAGCCCCGCATCACGCTGCAGCCTGTTCTGCGATATCCCAAAGGCCTTGGTTCAATCTCACAATTTCTTTGAGGCCGGTCACCGCTCTTGCGGATCTTGTTTTTATGCCTTTTGCGTTTCGGGATATGATTGGCAGGCCTGCCCCAAGAATACTTTCTTGAAGCCTATTGTATACTGTCCAAAGATCTTGGCTTGCGTCTTCAATCCGCTTTGGGTGATTGGCGTGTATCATGGTAACGCTATCCCAAAAGGCCCCCGTGTCGGGGCTTCTGTCTATTTGTTTCCAGCGTAAATCTAAGGCCTGCCTTGCAAGGCTTTGCTGTTGCTTAATATCAAGCTTAACTGCCTGCATTAGCGATGCGGCTTCCATAGCCTTTGGCATGTTTTGGGCTTGCTCTTGCACAAGCTTTTCAAAGCCTGCAGTCTGGCCCCCGTCATGCCTTAGCTTTGCCTGCAGGCCTTCGCCCACGATGCAACCATTATCACATGCAAACCGATAAATTCCCGACAGCAAACGCAAGCTTTGCGATGCATCGTGCGAATTCCAAAGCAGAATCTCAGGCCTATGCGGGGCGTCGTTTAGATCTTGTGCAAAGGCTATCAAGTGGCTTGCAAAAGGGATGTTTGCGCTTTTGCGTGATGGTCTTTGCGCTGCATAAACAGGCTTGAACCCGTGATCTTGCAAAATTTCCACGGCCTGCATGGTATCAACAAAATCATAATTTTTTGACGTTTTAGGGGCAGGGCTTGGGGTAAATGCTGCAGGGCATTTATCTAAAAGATCCGCTTGCGAAAGCATTGTGCGGGGGGTTTTGTCGGTGATCATTAAATCATATGGCATTTTGGTCGGTTCCTTTTTTTTAGGTTTATTGCTGCAAGATTGCAGCCCAAGGCCCCCGCAAATTGCAGGGGCTAAAGGCTAAAATCTTAAAAGATATCTGCCCCCATGATGTTTAAAAGCTTTGGGTTTGGGGGGCTTTCTGCATAATGCTTTTTGATATCTGCAGCCATTTCACTTTTGTCAGTATAAAAAGAACCGTCCGCAAAAAAGCTTTCACCGTCTTGATCAAGCAACCAATAGCCCCAACCGTTTTGGTTTCTTTCGGTTCCAATCTTTGCGCCTATGGTAGACGCTAAAAAGCGCAATTCTTTAATTGTCATTAAACCGCCCCCGCTGTTTTTTCTTCTAATTCTTGGGGCGTGTTTGCAGTAACGCATTCAATGATTGAAACGGTGAAGACATCACCCATTTTTTGGGCCTGCTTAAAAATATTGCTTTCTATGCTGTCTTCGATTGTGCGGCAGGTATTGCCTAAAACAGACATATCTAAAACCCGTCCTTTGAATTCTTGGTTGTATATGCCGTTTATGGTTGCGATTGCTTCAAAGTATTTCATTTTGGTCGGTTCCTTTTGTCAAAAGTTAAGGGGCAAAGCTTATGCCCTGCCCCTTGTTATTTCATTTCCACAATTTAGTAAAGCCACTTTATTAATCTTTCAAAATAAAAGATCTAAAGCCCATAACCAAAATACGGTGAAGCCCAAAGCAGTATAAAAGATTTTCATAGCGCCTCTTCTGCCTTTTCAAGCAAACTATCAAAGCCGTAACCGCAACATATGATAAAGGCTTGATTGTAATGTTCACGGGTTGCGGGTTCTAAATTGGGCCACTGTTCAGCTAATTGGTTAAGATCTTTCAAGGCCCCGCTGTCGCTGTCTTCATTTACAGCGCTTGCGAATTCCTGCCAAAGACTAAGATCCCAAACATCGTTTTCAATTGCTTCTAAAAGCTTTGGGGTTTTTGGGGTTCTAGTTTTCATATTAAAGCCCCCCGACATATCGAAAGCCACCCTTGCAGCGCTTATCAGGCTTAAAGCCTAATTTTGCTGCAGCCTTTGCAGCAAGCCTATTAAATTCAGGGCGGTTTTCTTCATCACCAAAAGAGCGGGGTATATAAGTATATAAGACAGGCTTGCCCCCGATTAGGCAAAGGGCAAGGGCTTGCTTGCCATTGCTGGCGGCTCTTATCTTTAACATATCTAAGCCCCCCTATTCTGCAGCCAAGAGAAAGCCCTTGCCCGCTTGAGCAAGATCTTTAGGAAAACAGGCTTGCGCTTGTGCGGGGCATTGTGTTGTTTGGCTTGGCTCTACTATAAACAAGCTTTTGCTTTTCTTGGCTTCATTGCCTTTCAGTTTAAGCCCGATAATTTTGCCCCGTTGTTTTTGGTTTTTGATATCGGACAAATCACCGTCAACAATTTCACGGCCTAAGAAATAAGAACCGACAGGCACAAAGCCCCGAAAGACAACGGCAACAGGCCTGTCGGTTTGAAGCGCTCGCTTCACTTGCTTTTGATATTTTGGCTCTTGGGAATATGAAAAAATAATATCATAGTTAGGCGGCAAATTGTGCAGCCTTTGGGCGCTTTTGGTATAGTCTAGAAAATAGGCTTGGGGGTATCTTTGGGGGATGCCATATCTTTCCCAAGGGATATCGCTTATTGTGTTAAGCCTAATAGCAGGGCTTTTATTTGTGCGGATGCAAAGTGATATAAAGTTTTGTATTTCTTTATTCCATTGATCAAGAAAGCCCTGCCTATCTTTCATATAAAAATCAGTTTTGGATTGCCTGCCATTTCTGACATTCGAGAAAGCCCCAAAGCCCGCTTCTACTAAGCAAGGCTCTTTGCAACCCGCTAAGATTGCTGCAGGGCAAATTGTATCGTTTGGATAAAGAGAAAGGCTTGCAATCCGCAACCCGCTTTCCTTTTGGCTCTTTCTAACTTTTGTGTTGCTTGCGCTTGTATCAAGTAATTTCATTTCTTGGTTTCCTTTTCGTTTTAGATTTTTGCAGATCTTGGGGTTTGTCTTTTGGGTTGGTTAGGCCCGCCCTTTAATCTGCCACCCAATAGAAACGAAAAACGCAAAGCAATCAAGCGCAAATTTGCACAAATAAAAAGCACATAAAAAGAATTTATTATTCCTTCCTGGTGGGTGTAATTATTTCTTGAGTTCAATATCTAACTATCATATAGATACCTGTGCGGGGGCTATATGTGCATATTGACGCCCAGGTAAAAAAAGAACTAAAAGGGAACATTCAAAACAATAGGGGGATTCGTATGGTGCTAGACCAGGCACAAGCTAAAGAGCTTGGAGAAGCTTTAATTGATGCTTCGGATAAAATTGATAGTAATAAAAACACACAAGCAATTGTAGTTATTGGCGATTTAGCGGTAGCAGTTCCTTATCACCCAGACATGCAAGACGAATATGAGACAGTTTGTATTATAGGGGTGTAATACGCATTCTCGCCTAAGTAGTTTTAAATTAGACCCTTCGGGGTCTTTTTTTATAAAAAACCCCCGCCAAAGAAAGGGAATTGGCGAGGGCTGCTACTAGCAAGGAGACATAGGCTGGGAGGATGCCTACAAAACCATATATATATAATGCACTATATAATGCAACTACTATTTTATTAATTGACTTTATTAATGCCACTCAGTTACATGGTATCAGCCTCATAACCTTTGGGAGACTGATATGGCGCATATAAAATACCTGAGAAGGAAAACACTAGAGAGTGGACATAAGATCTGGGTGGTTAATCCACCTAAATACGTCAAAGAAGCTATTGGTGCTTACTATGAGCAGTTTTCTGATCAATCAGATGCTACTGCGAGAGCAATCAGTATTGCGGATCAGTACACCGACTACAAAAGAAACATTAAGCGTGAAGTTCATATTAATGAGCGCACGGTTGGTGGCTTAGTTAATCAGTATAAGCAAACTAACAGTTGGAATAAGCTAACCGACAACTCTAAAAGAACCTACGACCAGTTGTTGCGGGGTACACTTAGATTACGGGTTAGTGAGTCACCCAAGTTGCTACAGGACATGCTGATAGAGCATATTTCTGTTAAACATGCAGAGTATTTGTACTCACACCTGTGCAAAGATGTAAGTATGCACAGAGCAAACCATGTGTGTAAGGTACTCAGACGCATATGGACAGTAGGCCAGCGTCTTGGGTTAACAAAAGTCAATCCATTTAAGAATATGGGTCTAAGGAAGACGCCATCCCGTACTGTTCTATGGGAACCAGAGCAAGTACATGCATTTGTCGATAAAGCAGATGAAATGGGCACTCCTTCTCTGGGTACGATGGCTTTGCTTTGCTATGACCTATGCCAGAGGCCAGGAGATATGCGTCAGCTTACTTGGCAGGACTTTCGTGATCAGATCTTTGGGTTTGAGCAGGAAAAGAATAAGACATGGGTAGATATCCCTGCCTCTCCACGGCTGTTAGAGCGGATGCAATTGGTATCCCCAAGCAACTGGCATGATCAGATTGTGTATTACGAAAAGACAGGCAAACCATATGACCGCAGGCAGTACAATAAAGTCTTCTGTCGGATCAGAAACGCTGCAGGTCTGCCCTCTGAGTTACAGCTAAGAGATCTTAGACGTACAGGTGCAACTGAAATGGCAGAAGCTGGCTGTACTGAGGACGAATTGCGTTCTGTAACGGGCCACCAGAGCCGTGACGTTCTTTCTATCTATGTAAGGCCTACAAGAAAGCTTGCCGCTGCAGGCATAAACAAGCGGTTTGGATAATGGCAGGTAATATTAACGGAGCGATAAAGGCTTCTGCGGTAGTAGCACTCTTAATAGCACTTTTACCCGTGCTAATCGCTATGACCTATTCCGAATATCCACGGTACTGCAAGCTATCGATCTTGTTACCGTGCATTGGAGTTTATGATGAACGTAAATGAGGCCAGAGCAGCCTTCGAAGCTGAACTACAGCGTGTGATTGAACAGCCACCACAGCAATTAACTGAACGCCTGATCGACTTGGTTAAGGCAATTCGTGTGGAGTTAAGGAAAACTGATGGAAAGTAAGGAACTTTCGCATTTAGCCTACCACCTAGATATGTTAGGTGTAGTGCCACTCAAGAAGGTGGAAGAAGAAAAGAAGCTTCACCGTACATATGAGTATAGAAAAGTCGAATTAGATGAAAATGGAGAGCCACCTTGGTAGCAGAAATCACAGTCGAATATGTAGATCATTGCGGTACAGACCTTTCAGTCTGTGATGCTGCACGGGTGTCCTACGCAAAGAAATCTGAGCCAGTGGGATACTCTGGTGTAGATGGAAAACCCCTACTGCCTATCCTGCACGATAAGGATAAGAAGCTGATAAAGTATTTGGCTGATCATAATCATCATAGCCCCTTCAATCATACCTTCGTAACCTTTAGATGCTACGCACCGTTGTTTGTTATAGCCCAGCTTCAAAAGCACGAATACATGCCGTGGAATCAGGAGAGCCGTAGATATATTGATGATGAACCTGAGTTCTATATCCCAAAGCAGTGGCGGGGCCGACCTAAAAACTCCAAGCAAGGTTCTGATGGGGTTGTTGATATCGGCGGTAGTGTTCCTGTAGGCCGGGCTATGTATGCTTGTAGGGATGCTTATAACGGCCTGCTAAAGGCTGGTGTAGCCCCTGAAATGGCTAGGATGGTATTACCTCAAAATATGATGGCACGGTGGATCTGGAGTGGTACGGTTAAAGCTATATCGAAAATGGTAGGGCTTAGAAGTGCATCAGATAGCCAATACGAAAGCCAAGTGATTGCAAATCAAATCAGTGATATCGTAAGAGGATTGTTTCCCGTAAGCTGGGATGCGCTGGTTCCCCATAAAGAGATCATTCGACCAATGGATGATGAAGAGCGGCAGCAAGCCGTGTATAAATCTATCCAGAATCAGTACATTTAATTTCTTGACATACGATTTCGGATACTTTTATGTACTATACTTAACTCTGGGTATTAACCCGTTGTTTTTATTGGACTTGGTTGCGGGAGTAGGATTTGAACCTACGACCTTCAGGTTATGAGCCTTTTCAATGAAAACAATGGGTTATAGACGCCAAAGGTTAATAGGCCCATAACTCTGCCACATAATAATGTGCTTGACTTATATCAAAAAGCCTATAGCCTGCGGCTAACCCGCCCAGGGTTAGTAATAGCAACTAGCTAAGAGGCACAAGGCAATGAATAAAGAGCAAGAAGATTTAAAGGGCAAAGAAGATTATATAAGCCCTGCTACCTTTCTATGTGAATACTGCACAATACCAGTACTTATCTCTCAGCCTGCAACTGTATTAATGTATACATGCAAGGGGCCAAAATTCCCGAAGTATCTAGGAGAACTAGGCCCATCCTTAAAATTCACAAGACTATGCAGAGATTGTGGGGATCACTTCGATGTCTAGTTATCGTGAACAGGTAGAATGGGTTAAAACCTTATCAATCAAAGAAGGCAGTCGGATAACAACCGACTGTCCATTTTGTGGTGGTAAGAACAAATTCACGCTAGATAAATTTGATGGTAAGCTTGTATGGAATTGTTATAGAGCATCCTGCAATGTTAAAGGCGCACATTCAGGTGAGCGTAATCTTGATGCGGTAAAGGCTAGACTATCTGGTTCTGCTATCAAGAGACATAAGCCTGAACCTAAACCTATTCCAACAATCACAACGAATGTATCAAACAGTGATACAGCTTTAGCTTACCTTAAAAAGGTTAATAGTTATGATGCATATCTTAGAGGCGATATAAAGATTCGCTATGCCCCTAAAGAAAGTCGGGTACTCTTCTATAACAAAGACAATACAGGCGCTGTAGGACGCTCTATGAGGCCTGTTCGTGCTAAGTGGTGGAGTTATGGAGAACTATCTAAAGGCATACATGTAGGTAATGGTGATCACGCAATCCTGGTTGAAGATGTAGCTTCTGCATGTGCGGTATCAAACGTAACAGGTCTAACTGGTGTTGCGCTATTAGGTACGAGCATTACTAAAAGCATTAAAAGAGCAATTAGTAAGTATAAAAAAGTAACATTAGTTCTTGACAATGACGCAAGTGCTAAGGCAGTATCTCTAATGGGCGTACTTGGATATCGTTCTCAGGTACGACTTACTGTGGTAGATCTAAAGTATCTATCCCCCGACAAGATAAGAGAGGTAATTGAATATGAAATTTAAAGTAATTGGTTTAAACCTACCTCACATGAAGCTTGTCGAACATAATTGGACGGGATCGTACCTGCTAAAGCCTTATGGCGCTCATTATCGAAGATCACTGCGTCTGCTGAGCAAAAGGGTACTTAAACGCTCGGCTGATTGGACAGGATCAAGTGTATGGGGCAGCCCTGTAGTTTGCTTAGCACCTCCAGCTTGAATACATGAAATTTTTAATATAGGCGCAGGCAATCGGCTGCGATAAAAAGTATTCGTCTATGTCGCCAGTACAGACGTTAAAGTTCAGGGAATGGTATAATGAAAGCTAGAGGAATTGTAGTAATAGACTACGATATTGAGGGTGGTTTCCTAGAAGCTGCAGAAGAGCAACAGAAACTGCAAGAAGCTATCGCTTCAATCGTGAAAGGCAACAAGCGTGTTGTATTTCACCAAGTGGATATGAAAGAGCGCAGAGGTGATCAAACCCCTGACATCAAGTCCATGAAGTTTAGGAACAGCTAACACCCTGTTTTAGAACAGTTTTAAAAGAAAGATGCCCTGATCGAAAGATTGGGGCTTTTTTTATGTTCAAATACTGCTATATCTCTGCCCCTAACTATGCCACAGAGCAAGGGAGAGCAGAATGGAAATACAATTATTAAAAACATTATTAACTAAAGACTGTTACAACAGCACAAAGCCCCGGCTAAGAAGATCAATATTTTCAGATGAAACGGGAAGCCTATACAATCTTCTAGGCGAAACCCACAGTAAGTATGATACAGATATAACCCCAGACGATCTCTACGGAATCTGGTTATCTGAAAACCCTGTCGCCACTACTTCAGAGATTGGTGATTTTCGTGATACAATTGATGAACTCAAGTATGCAGATCCTATCACCCCTGACATAGCTACAGACATCATTGAGAACCTATGGCGGCGTGAGATAGGCAGAGATATTGCCAATCTTGGGCTGAATATGTCTGCGGGTGACCTGTCAGCTATGACACGCCTGCAGTCATTACTTGAGCGCACCAAGGACAGCTATATGCCTGACAACTTTGGTGAACCAACTACTGACGATATTTATGAACTACTAGCGGAAACCTCAGATGAAAACCGTTATAAGTTTAACATCGAAACGCTTGCCCGTAACGTCTATGGAATTGGGCCATCAGAATTTGGGATAGTGTTTGCCCGTCCTGAAACAGGTAAGTCAGCTTTTGTTATCAGTATCGTTGCAGGCCCTGGCGGCTTTTGCCAACAAGGCGCTACTGTCCTTTACTTAGGCAACGAAGAGAAAACCACCCGTACTAAACTGAGGGCAATACAAGCCTGTTCAGGTATGACCCGTGAGCAGATAGCCGACAATCCTGATCTGGCTATGAGTAAATACCTGTCGATCAAAGACCGCCTGATAATGAAAGATGTTCAGGAGTGGGATCTGGATACGATCAACTCTTATTGCGAGAAGATTAATCCTGATATTATCGTCGTAGACCAAGCGGATAAAATTAATATTTCTGGTAACTACAACGCCAGCCATGAACGTATTCGTGAATTATATCGGTCACTACGGGAACTAGCAAAGCGTCACGATGCTGCCCTGCTAGGTGTAAGCCAAGCGTCTGCAGATGCAGAAGGACGTACCCGCATCGACTTCTCTATGCTTGAGGGTTCGAAGACAGGCAAGGCTGCAGAGGCAGACCTTATCATAGGTATTGGTAAGCATAATGGTGATGGTGACGATAACTCACCTAACCATGATCGTTTTCTAAACATCAGCAAGAACAAACTCAGCGGATATCACGGCTGCGTTCAATGCGTAATTTTACCAGAGGTGAGCCGCTATGCTGAGTGAAGATGATTTAAAAGAATTCTATGAACTACTTGAGAAGAATAAAGCTGAGTACAAGAAAACCTCATCCCCTGAGATTAAGGATCTGTTGGATGAACAGTTTGATCTAATCAACGCTTTTATTCTCAATCAAACTAAGATTGCCGCAAAGCTGGCAGGCTTTAAAGTATGAGAGTCTTAGTACTCGACTTAGAAACCACCGTTAAGAAAATCGAGGGCAAGATTGATAACAGCCCTTTCAATCCACAGAATAAGTGTGTCTCAGCGCACTTTGGTTTTCTTGGGTGGGATACGGTAGACGAGGTGACTAACCTTGTCTTCCATCATAATGAAATAGAAACTCCTGATAGCCGTAAGGCGTTAGAACATTCGTTAGAACAGGCTGACGTGCTAGTAGCACACAACGCCAAGTTTGATGTTGCTTGGCTTATTGCAATGGGCTTCGACATACCAGAAACCGTATTCTGCACGATGCTTTGCGAATATGTACTGGCAAAAGGCCAGAGGCAGGAACTATCGCTTAAAGCTACAGCGGAACGCAGGGATGTAACCCGCAAGAAATCAGATCTTGTAGATGAACTCTTTAAGAGTGGTACGGGCTTTGAGGCAATGCCTTTGGATACTGTACTGGAGTATGCAGAAGCGGATGTTATTTCCTGCGCTGAGATATATCTGGCCCAACAGAATGACCTAGCCCATGAAAGCAACCAATCGTTAAAGGAAACGATTAAGCTTACAAACGAAATGCTTCTTTTTCTTGTAGAGATAGAAGGTAATGGCATCAAAGTGGATCTGGATGTACTTGCAGGGATCAAAGAAGAGTTTCTTGCAGAGCAAACGGAATTAACCAAGCGGCTTGAAGAAATTGTTGAGCAAGTGATGGGTGATACCGTCATAAATCTTAACAGTGGGCAGGATATGACACGGGTTGTATATAGCCGTGAGGTCATTGATCGTGATGATCACCAACAGGTCTGGAATATCGGTACAGACAGCAACAACAAGCCCTTGTTTCCACCCAGAATGAACAGATCACAGTTTAACGCTGCGGTAAGGGCTACTACACGGGTTGTATATAAAACCAATGCTATTTGTTGTGATGCCTGTGATGGTAGGGCGTATATACAGAAGTATAAACAGAAAACCCGCCAAAAGAACGGTAAGAAGTATCGTGTTCAAGGCGAACCCTACAAGAATCTGTCTAAATGCCCTTCCTGTGCGGGTGTTGGCGCATTCTATCAGCCTAATGGCAAGGTAGCAGGCTTACGTCTTAACCCAACCATGCCCTCTGATGCTTCTATCAATGGATTTAAGACCGACAAGGTTACCATCCAGCGTTTAATCTCGCAGGCAGAGGCCAAGGGCAATGATACCGCCGTTGAGTTCCTGACTAAGAGCAGTAGGCTTAACGCAGTCAGTGTGTATCTGGATTCTTTCGTTAAGGGCTTTGAAAATTGGACACGGGCAGATGGAATTCTGCATACCAATTTTACTCAGCATGTCACGGCAACAGGCCGACTATCTAGTACTTCTCCAAATATGCAGAACGCCCCAAAGCGGGGTTTTCCTGTGCGTAAGGCTGTCGTTAGTAGATTTGAAAACGGAATCATCGTTGAAAGTGATTTCAGTTCTGTTGAATTCGTTTTGGCTGGGGAATTATCCCGTGACCCCCAGATCATATCTGATGTTAAGACAGGCAAGGATCTACACAAACAGACTGCATCTATCATCTACCAATGTAGTGAAGATGAAGTGACAAAAGACCGCCGCCAGGCGTCTAAGAAATTCAGTTTTGCGCCAATTTATGGAGGATTGGGCGCTGGAGAGGCAGATCACGTCCGATCATATTTTTCAACTTTTTTTGAGATTTATGAAGGTCTGGGTGCGTATCACCGCAGGCTTGCAGATGGCGTTTTAAAGAATGGTATTGTGCAGATCCCATCAGGCAGACAGTTCTTTTGGCCTAACGTAGTTCGTAAGCGTGGGGGCCGTACCAGCCACTACACACAGATCGTAAATTACCCTGTGCAATCTTCTGCGGCAGATTTGATGCTACTGTCCTGTGTTCGTGCGCTTCGCAAGTTCAGAGAACTTAACCTACGTTCTAAACTGATACTCACCGTCCATGACTCAATTGTCTCAGATGTCTATCCCGGCGAACTTGAGAAAGTCAAAGAAGCCCTGACATGGGCTATGGTGGAAGTAACCAAAGAGGCTGAACAGCGCTGGAATTACACCTTCGCTCTGCCCTTAGAAATAGAAATATCAGGCGGCAAAAACTGGCTAGATCAAGTCGAATATGATTGACTTGTGCCACTTAGTTGTGCCACAATATAACTTCCAATAAAGAAAGGTTCTTAGATGAACGATATAACAACAGTTGATAACATTGAGTTAGAGCAATTTTCCGACATTTTAGGCTCCGCAAGTAGCGGGGATTCTGGTGACGGTCTTATTCGTGTACCAAAATTTGATCACCAGCATTCACCAGATGATGATGATGGAAACGTAATGCCCCGTGGTGAGTTTCGGCTTCATATGCCCGAAGGGATTGTCTACGCAAAGAAGCCTTTATTCAGGCCTCTTATGGCCCACATTCAGTATTATCTGTGGGAAGACGATAAGCTTACCAAATCACTGGTCTGTAATAATTTGCGGGATGAAGCCCGTGATACGGCTGGCGGTATAGCGTGTGGAATGCCTGAGTGGGAAGTTCGTGCCGAAGATAAAGAATTACGGCAGAAATACAAAGACTGCCAACGGCGTGTGGTTCGTGGATTGGTTACGATGGACGGTCATACTTTAGACGGTTCGCCTGTTAAAATTGAAAACCAACCAGCTATTTACTTTGGCAAAGGCAGCACGAATTACGGCGGGTTTTTTAATGAGTATATGAAGCTTTTGCCTAAACACGCAAATCTTCACGACTACCAATCTGAAATGTCTACTGAGCGCATGAAAGTTGGTGAAACAGTATTCTTTAAGATCCACTGGAAGCCGCTTCTTAACAACAAGCTTGCGCTTGATCGTGATGCTTTTGAAACAATGAAGGTTTTTGCACAAACCATTCGTGACGAAAACAAATACATCGATAAAGAACACTTTGCGAAGATGAAGCAGGGCAGCATCGATACCAAGGCCATCAAAGCTTTGGGTGAAAGCCTTGACGATGATTTTGAAGACGTAGCATGAGCCTGCAGGCTGACATACATAAGGTCTTAGACCAGCTATCTAACAACGAAGGCGATACGCTGGATATTGATGATAGCTGGATCGAAGATGCGGGTGAGGCATTCAAAGATGCCTTACGCCGACAGTTTGCCAAGCGTGAGGATGAAGACTTTCGTCTTCGTATGTCCAACATTGGTAAACCCTTGTGCCAGCTACAGATGGCTAAAAGCGGCGCTAAGAAGGAACGCAAAGACTACAACTTCATTATGCGGATGCTGCACGGTGATGCCGTTGAATGCATAATGGATGTGATCCTTAAAATCGCCAAAGCCAACATCACGGGTAGTAAAGATAAGGTGGTACTGGAGTTAGAAGGTACAACCGTTAAGGGTGAAGATGATGTTGAGATAGACAATAAAGTCTATGACATCAAAACATGCTCTCCCTTTGCCTTTGAACGCAAGTGGAAGATGGGGCTACCTGCCTTAAAAGCTAATGATGACTTTGGTTATGTTGGTCAGCTAGTTGGTTATTCAGAAGCCAAAAGTAAGAAGGCAGGCGGCTGGATTGTAGTGTGCAAAAGCACTGGACAGGTTCTGGTGATGGATGCCGATTTTTCTAAAGATGAAAAAGATACAGTCCTGCAAGAAATGCAGATGAAGGCCACTGCTCTTAAAGAAGATTGGTCGTTTGATAGGTGTTTTGAGCCTGTCGATGATTTCTTCAATAAGAAATATACGGGTTCTAAAAAGCTACCAACTTCATGTAACTGGTGTGATTTTAAAAAGTCATGCTGGCCTAAAGCACAGTTACTTCCACAACCAAACTCTTGGGCAAAGCAGCCTAAAAAGAATTGGTATGTCCAATACAAGGGCATGGAACTCTGAATGCCAATAACCCCGCAGTCTGCGAAAGCAAAAGGTCGCCGCCTGCAACAATGGGTGAGAGACAGGCTCTACTCCACTTTCCCTAAGTTAGAAGACGGAGACATTCGCTCGACTAGCATGGGGGCTTCTGGCGAAGACCTGTTGTTCTCACCTGCCGCAAGACGCTGCTTTCCATACTCAGTGGAATGCAAAAACAATAAAAGTAATGCGATTTATAAAGTGATGGAACAGGCCATCAGCAACTGCCCCAAGGGCGCTACTCCACTAGCCATAATTAAGGCTGACCAGAAGAAGCCCTTGGCGGTTGTGGACGCAGATCACTTTTTCAAATTGGCAAAAAGGAATAAAAAATGAATTCTAAATATCTTCCCAAAAATTCAGTCTCTTTGGTTGTATCTTTGGATGATGAAGGCCTTCCTGTTGTTGATGCGTATTCCAACCTTACAGATGAACAGACAGAAGATGAAAACACCTTTCTGGCCCTGTTACTTAAAGGCTTAGAGTTCAATGCCTATGCAGGCGGTAACCTGTTAGCGTCTATCGGTAACATCATGGCAATCCTAGATAAGTACGAAGAAAGCGATCTAGAATTTGAGCCTGACGAAGAACTTGTAGAGAAGCTTCAAGACGCAAAAATCATCCCTATCAACGGCAAGCAGAGGCCAAACTGATGGGTATGGATGATACTTGGTATGATCTTAACGAAGATCCAAACCCTAAATACGACATCACCCATGATCGGAAAAAGGTGGCATCAGATGGGCTGTCTACTTCTTATTATCAGATCCCTCAACATGCCACTGAACTGCGTCATTTGATTAGCCACAAGGGCATGTCTAAGAGCCGTGGAGACATCTTTAAGGCTTGCTACAGGCTGGGAGAAAAGCAGGGCACGGACACGCTCTATGATCTCAACAAGATGAAATTCTTCATCGAAGATCTCATCGAAATGCATCAACGGGGAGAACACTTATGAACATGCAAGACTATCAAACACAGGCCTCTAAAACCGCAATCTACAACGATGCGGATATCATCATTTATCCAGCATTGGGTATGTTGAGCGAGGCAGGTGAAGTTGCAGGTAAAATTAAAAAAGTACTGCGTGATAAAAACGGAAACTTTGATCCCGTTGAGCGGCAGAAGATTTCCGAAGAAGTGGGTGACGTGCTTTGGTACATTGCTGCACTTTGCACCGATTTAGATATCGGCATGGAAACCATTGCCCAGCGCAACCTAGATAAACTCAACAGCCGTATGGCCCGTGGAGTTATTTCAGGCAGCGGTGATCACAGGTGAAGTCTTATAGGGATCAGACATTCTGTGAGTGCGACTGCACAAACATGATCTGTCACCTCTATTACGACACAGGCGTATTACAGGACGCCAAAGATGCGGGATTGCCCATCATTACATCGGATCAGTCCAAAGGCTGTTCCTCTTATTTAAAACCAAAAACAGTACAAGAAATCGGGAGCCACAATGAGCAGTAATCAACAAACCTTTTCAACCCGTGCCAACGTAATTACACGCCGCACCTACAACCGCCCTTTGAACGACGAAGGCACAATATTTGAGACATGGGAGCAGACAGTTGCCCGTGTGATTGACCACCAGAAGTGGCTATGGGAACGTGCTAAAGGCAGCACCTTAGTTGAATCTGAATTGTCAGAACTTGAGGAACTTCGTGACCTAATGGTCAACCGCCAAGCTACCGTATCAGGACGTACCCTTTGGTTAGGCGGTACGGACGTAGCCAAAAACCGTGAGGCCTCTCAGTTCAATTGCAGCTTTGGGCGCTCTGAAACTGTGCATGATATTGTGGATCAGTTCTGGCTTCTCCTACAGGGCTGTGGGGTAGGCTTTGAGCCTGTTCGTGGAACACTAAACGGGTTTGCAAAGCCTGTAGAGGTTGAGGTCATTAGATCCACCCGAACAGAGCGTGGAATTGAGGGTAACCAAGAGAAAACATACATCAGTGATGATGGAAAAAAAGTACATCAAATAACTGTGGGTGATAGTGCAGAGGCTTGGGCTAAAAGCATAGGTAAAGTCTTGGCGCTTAAAAAGCCAATTGATACTCTGATTTTAGACTTCTCAGAAATACGCCCTGCGGGTGAACGCCTAAAAGGTTACGGCTGGATTTCGTCGGGTGATGATACAATCAGCGTTGCCTTTGTTAAAATATGCGGCATCCTAAATAAACGTGCAGGTAAACTTCTCACTCGCATCGATATCCTAGACATCCTGAATCACTTAGGAACTACACTATCATCACGCCGAAGTGCTGAGATTGCTCTGATGCCAATTGATGATCCAGAGATTGATGAATTTATTGTAGCTAAGAAAGATTTCTGGGAACACGGAAACGAACACCGCCAGCAATCAAATAACTCAATTGTATTCCATTCTAAGCCAACTAAATGGGAATTGTCCTACATCTTTGACCGCATGGTTGAGGCTGGTGGAAGTGAACCAGGATTTGTTAATGCAGAAGCTGCAAAGCGTAGAGCGCCCTATTTTAAAGGGGGAAACCCATGTTTTGAAATACTTTTAGGAAATAAGAGTTTTTGCAACCTAGTTGAGTGTGATCTAGGCAAGTTTCTGTCAGATACCCCTGCTTTAGAACGTGCAATGTGGGTTATCGCACGGGCAAACTATCGCCAAACCTGCGTTAATCTGGATGACGGGGTTCTACAGCGTTCATGGCACGAATTAAATGAATTTCTGCGTTTATGCGGTGTTGGATTGACGGGTATCGTGAAGTTTTTGGACTTTCATGGGCCTGAATCACCAAATAGGCTCAGAAACCTAAAGTATCAGGCTCATACGGGCGCAAACAGCATGGCAGACACACTTGGACTGCCACGCCCACAGAATATCTGCACCGTTAAGCCAAGCGGAAGCCTCTCAAAAATCATGGATACGACTGAGGGGGTGCATAAACCGTTAGGTAAGTATTTATTCAACAATGTAACCTTCTCCAAGCACGATCCGTTGGTTCCTGTACTTAAAGCGGCTAACTATAAAGTAGTTACAAAGCCATTTGAGCCAGACAGCGTGTTGGTTACGTTTCCTGTTGTTTATAACGATGTTAAATTCACGGAAGTTGATGGAAAATATGTAAATATCGAAACAGCCGTAAAACAGCTAGATCGATACAAAATGATGATGGATCATTATGTTGATCATAACTGTTCCGTAACCATTTCGTATGACGTAGGTGAGATCCCTGCCATAATCGATTGGATCATGGAAAATTGGGATAGCTATGTAGGTGTTTCGTTTATCTACCGTAATGATCCTACCAAAACAGCCGAAGATCTGGGTTATGCTTATTTACCTCAAGAGGTGGTTACGCATGATGAGTATAAAACCTACTCCGATAATCTTTGGCCCGTTGATTTAGACGGTGCAAACAGCCTTCTAGAATTAACAGAAGACGAATGTGCGACAGGTGCATGTCCAATTCGGTAATGCGTCATAATACATCAGATTCTCCGTTTGAGTTAGGTTACCAAGCCTTCTTTGACGGGGAGTTTGTATGCCAGTACCGCCCTAAGTCTCACTACCACCGTGAGTGGCAGCGGGGCTTCAACAAAGCCTACTTTTACAACAGGAATACACATGTACAAAGCATTCCAATCGAAAGACTTCAACAAGTATGATGAAGCTGCCAGAAACCGTGCTAAAGAGTTTTGGGAAAGCCAAGGATATACCTGCACGGATCACGATGATGAATATGATGTAGATCTTGTAGTAGAAAAGAACGGTAAGCGGTTTTACTGTGAGGTTGAGGTTAAAACCGTCTGGCATGGCAAAGACTTTAAGTATAATACCATTCATATTCCTGTGCGGAAGGCTAAGTTCTTAGGTAAACCTACGCAGTTTATGGTCTTTAATAACAGCCTTACCCATGCTGCCGTAATAGGTCGCAAAAAGGTGCTAAATGCGACTAAAGTAGACGTGCCTAACAGAAAGATTGCCTTTGGCGAAAAGTTCTTTGATATACCGAAAGAAGATGCCATATTTGTGCAAACTATATAAAAGAAAAAGCCTCAAGGCGATTGACCTCAAGGCTTAATTTTTATATAACAGAAAGTGAATTGAACCTTGGTCGGTTCCAATTCGTTTTAGATTGAACCCTCAGATTTAGGTCTGGGGGTTTTTCTATTATCCATCCCCGCCAAAGATACGACTACCAAACTGTTGCATGTCTCTATCCATACCAAAGCGAACATCTTCTTGTCCGTATTCATCTTGCTCAATAACCCGCATTTCATAACGCCCTGTTCGCACTGCAGAGTTAATTGCTAGGCTCATTGCCTGTCTGAATCTGGGTTCTGGCGAGCCATCTGCGTATTGCTTAATTGCTTTAGAAAAAGCTTTGGGGTCAGTAACCGCTATAGCTAACACATGGGCAGCTACTTCTTTTTGTAGCTTTTCCTTTTCAGCAATCGGCGCTGATGTTAATCGCCGTAGCATAGCGGCTGTTGGGTTCATATAACCTGCAGTCAGGAGAATGGCGGTTGATACAGCATCCCTAATATCATTATTTATTACAGTATCAGATCCAGCCTGTGCTACTTTCATGCGGCTTGGAATACTGGCATCATACAGAACCCCTAATGTTTGCAGCACAGATTCTTTCATCAAACCGTTTTCTGATGCGTCTGCAGGGAATACCAAATCAATAGACTTCATTAGGTTTGATGCATCATCAGAGGACAGTTTATTTACTTGTCCAAGTGCTATAGCTTTTTTGCCTTTAGATGTGGGAGTTGCCCCAGTTAGTTTAGAACCAACCGTATCAAGTGCCACTGCCTGCAAAGCTTCAAGTGCTTGCTTTTTCTGATTACCTTCAAGCAGAGCAACACGATCCAAAACGGTTTGTATTTTATTAGCGCTATCTGCACCTGTCATAATGCTGGATAATACATCCCTTGCATTAGACACCGGCCGTAGAGCAGTCGGCCCTTGTGCATCTAGACCTAATGGTCTTCCTGGTTCGTCGCTTATAAGCTTGCCGATTATGCTTTCTTGCGCTTGTCTGGCTTGTGCCTCAAGCTGCTCTTTAAGCGTGTCATTAGCCAGAACCATATCGCCCAGATTTCCACGGGCATCTTCTATCTGTTTTACTGCCTCATCTAATTTAGCAAGAGTTGCAGTATCCCCAATATCAGAAAGTTTCTGCCGAATACCCTTGAAAGCATTTACAACCATTGCTTCTGTTTGAGGATTATCACCAGACATTGCTATAGCTTCACGTAGCTGTTGAGTGGCGTTGGCTACAAACAAATCACCAAATGCGCCATCTAGTTCTCTGGGAGATCTAACCCCGTCCAACATGAAGTCTAATTGGGTTCTAAGCAGACCTGTCGTATCTGCAACTACCTGATCAGAAAATACCTGTCCTTGAGTACCAGCGTCTACTTCATTTCGATCAAGTGGCCCTGGAATCTCGCCTCTAGGATTTGTTTCAGGATCAAACGCACGTCTGGCCCCTAACTTATCTTCTAGTGCCCGTGACTCTTGAGAGTTTGAAAATTTAGCCTTTGCTTCTTTAAAAACGGCATCCGCATTACGATACTGGTCAGCTATATCAGGATAAGTATTAATTACATGCGCCATCTGACCGCTGTCAGCGTCAGTAATATGATCTCTGAATTCTATCAGTCTTTTTCTTACTTCGGGGTCACCGCTATAAGAGTCAATCACGCTGGATAGGTTTTTCTTAATAGCATACAGATCTTTAAATTTAATCTGATCTGCAATCCTATTGGTAATCTGTTCTGGTGTTTCTCTTGCTACGACAATAGAGGCCTCTTCACCTGCTATAGGTAAAGGGTCTGGGATACGTTTAGTAACATTAGCATCAAAGGGCGCAATGATAGCCCTAAGAACATCCCCTGCCTTGCGCCCAGACTCATCCATAATATTAGAAGCAGCAACAACCTGATTAAGTTTGCTTTTTAGCAATGCCGCATCAATCGGGGCGTCAGGTAAGTTATCGTAAGTTGCAGCTACATTATCAAAGGTATCTTTGAACGTCTTATAAACGTCATTGGTAAATATCTCTTGGACAACATCCCGATACTTTTCGGGATCTGTATTGAATACTGTCGAACTACCCAACATGTCTTCAATGATTGGATTTTGTTCTACAACCTTAGATTGTTGTGAGAGTAGCTCATCCGTTTGTCGAGTAACATCGGATACTTGTGTTCGTAGGCCTGCCATTTCAGTATCAACATCGCCTACAACATCTTTTGCTAATCTCTGTGCAGCCTGATCCACGGGGCCGGTAGTAGCATTCGGGTCTATATTTCTACCTTGCCTAGCAAGTTGATCTGCACTTTGGTTTATAAACCCTGCTACCTCAGTAGCCGTTTTATCTACAGATGACGCCACAACTGGATTAGATAATTGGCTTCGCATCAGACCAATCATAGCAGAGGACATTCTTGCGGCTTCTTGCTCTACAAACTCATCATACTCAACCTTGGACATGGTATCCATTAGCTTCTGGTTTGCTTCACGCACGTAAGCCTCAGAGGCCCGTAGCATAGCAACAGATGTGTCCGCTTTAATGTCCGCTTTAGATTGGCCCAGCGCAACCTCAATAACAGAGTTATTGTTTAGCTTTTCAGCCAACAGATATAGTCTGCGCTTTGTTTCATCCGCAGAAACTTCGAATATCTTGGGATCAAGGTAGGTAATAATTCCCTTTAATGTATCATCTTCCGCAGCCCGTGATAGTACATTGTTGTTCAGTAATTTAGTTGACTCACTGACTAACTCTTTACCTTTCCCATAAACTGGGCCTATTACGTTTTTACCAACTGCTAATATACCGTCGAATGCGCCGTTGAGAAACAAGCCATCCAAGAACATGGAAACATCTTTGGCCTGTTGCTCATTAAGAAAGGTTCCTTGCAGTGTGCTAGGAGTAATCAATAAACCAGTATCACCTTCCTTTGACATTATAGTTTCAACAATAGAAGTAATTAATGCATCATCATATATTTGTGCTCTTTTTGCTAATTTCTCTCCACCTTTTACATAGGGAGATACAAATTTTCCTACATATCTAGACGCCCCTACCATTGGAATTACAGGCGCTGCTATAGAAAGCAAATCGGTAAACAATTGCTCACCGCCCTGCATTTGATAGTCGGCTATGTTACGCTCTAAGTTACTTTCCCCAGTAAACTTCCCTTCTGTAACAAGGCCCCCAAATTGCTGGAATATATCCTTACCTGCCTGCTCAACAGAACGCCCAAAAGCGGAACTTGCAGGATCAGGTATTTTAAATAGATATTCTTTATTTACTGTATTTCCGTTTTCATCTTCTTCGGTAACTACTTTTGTGTAGAACCGATTAGAACCATCTTGGTATCCTGTATTATTATATATTTCCTGAGAGCTTGTATTAAACTGTGCTACTGCTTCATCATATTCAGCAAGAGCTTTTTGATTGCTTGTTAGTACACCACTTTCTGGATCTGGTGCTTTTTCAAATACAGAGGCAACTTTAGCCCCAAGAGGATAATCAGGGTATTCTCCATATAATCCTTCATAGGAAAGGCTGTCTCTTTGTGAACCTGCGGATTTAACTTCTTCTGTTACATCCCGTGAAAGCCCAGCGCCTGATGTAGGCTCACGGGTTTCTGTTTCAGATAAACCAAGTCCATCTAAATCAAGCGAGGGGTTTCGTTTTAAAAGTGCATCAAGTTCAGGATCTAGAAGATTTTCATCCTCTTCTTCCTCTAACCCAAGAGCCTTTAAATCTAAGTCTTGAAGTGTGCGCTCTGCCATTACTCTGTTCCCCTTGGAAACTGTCGCTCAAGAATATCTACGGGCAGGTTGAACTTTTTAGAAATCATTCCAATTACAGTTGTTCTATCTGTTGTATTCAAACCTGCCAGTTGATCTTTTGCTGCTTCATATTGAGGGCTGTTCAGATAATTATTCAGTCTTATTTCAATACCTTGAGCAGGATTACCTGTGTTTATTGGAATAGATCTTGTATTCATCCATTCAATTGCTGCTACGATATCAGGGCTTCTACTTTCCATAAATGTATCGAAAGGTACTAGAATATCTTTGTAAGCGGCTTCGTAACCTGGCCGTTCAGCTATAATACCTAACTCTGGTTTAGTTTGAATATTATCGTGAACATCCCGTGCATCTGCATACGCTGTACCGACCAAGCCTCGTAAGTTTTCAGAAAATGCGCCATATGTTGATCCCTGTATTATTGTCTTATAGGCATTTTCAAAATCAGCATCTGTAATTCTATCTTGGTTCAGGCCAGATGTTGCGTAGATATAGGCAAGTTCAAATGCCCTTGATTGAAATTGTCCATATAATCGTGCTTTATCCCTAACTTCATCGGGCGCATTTTCTAAGTCTAAGGCTACTGCCCTATTAAATCCTCTGCGTATTTCTTCTTTAGTATTTCCTCTAAAGTATGAATCCAATTCCCCTACTTCAGCCCGTAACCTTTCTAGAACTGAAGGGAATCTACCGCCCACAAATGTAAGAACTGATCCATCCGATTGCTCTACTATGCTATCAAGCTCTTTAGATCTTCTAAGTAATAAGGTCGTATCATTTCTCTGTTTAAGAATTGGCGTGGTTGTGGCGGTATTTATTCTAACAGCATCTTTTACCGCTTCATTAAATTCGGCGGCACTTCCGATACTATCTGGTTTTATTACTTCAACAACGGTTCCATCTTCTAAAGTCTCTGTTCTACTAAAAGATCTTCCCAAGGAAGGGTCGTAGAAATCACCATTCTCTTTTAATTCAAGGGCCTTACGCTGATAGCTTTCTCCTCCATCTATAGAAACTTCAGCAAAATATGTCTCACCAGTAAGACCTAATGCCTCTGTATCTTTCTGTATCTTTGCCAGATGAGTGTTAAGAGCAGCTATAACTTTAGCTTTTTGATCATCTGAAAGATTAGTAGAATTTTCTGCCTTAGTTATCTGAGCCACTGTTGTTCCAACAGATCCGATTCCAGATAACCAAGAATCCATATCAACAGGACTTTCGACTGCATTCATTGCCTGGATATCGTCGTGCAAGGCTTTTTGTTGTGGGTTTTGAAGGTCTAAAGATTGAGCAAACCTACTTCTTTCTGCGGGAGATAGTCGTGCGATTGCTAATTTTTCAGATGTAGACGCACCTTCAGGTCTAGGCGGCTTAATGATAAATGTTTCTTGTGTTCGATCCCCAGCGGTACTGGTTTCCTCTAGGCCCCCTGCCATAGCATGTGTTCTAGCGTAGTCCGTTAGGCTGGTTCCGTTGGAGTCTTTTTCATTGTACTTGCCATCCGTAATCAGGAACTGTTTCAGGCCGCTCTTACCACCTAAATGCGCTACAGCCACTAAGCTAGACTCGGTTAATGTGACGCCATTAATCTCCGTGCCTATAAACTTATCCAAGCCTTCGGATTTGATGTATTGTGAAATATCCTTAAAGTGCCAATCCGCAATCTTCTCTTGCTCGGCTTCGGGCATATTCAACATATCTTTGGCGGTATAATTCGTACCGGCAACTGCATTATAATCAGCTAATCTAGCGTCACCGAATTGATACCGCCCCGCAAACATTTTACCATCAGGGTTAATATTCTTAGCTGTAAGATCCCCGCTGCCACGGCTTTCAGTATTAGCAAGGCTTTTCCGTACACCTTTAGGTTCCCGTGGCCCCTTCAGGTCGGACATAGATTCCTTAAAGGCCTCGTCCATCTGTGCTTCTATCTCAGGTGGCTTCGGCCCTCTATTCTTGTACAGACTATTAGCGGCTACCTTACCTAGCCTTCCATCTTTAATAAGGCTCTCGTACATATTACGAGTACCATTCACATCATCGCCGTTAATTTCTAGTTCACCATAGACGTGGTTAGTAAAATTTGTGTTGTTAGGATCTAAGCCTATGCCATTTACGATAGACTTTGCGGCCTTTAGCCGTTGTGCATTCTTTTTCTCTTCAGCTTTTTGTTCTGCCAGAGCTTCTTCCCGTTTTTTCTTACGGTCGGCCTCTTCTTCAAGGCGCATCATCTGCTCTTGCTTGAATCGGCCTTCCATACCCGCACCAATCGAGCGGATTAAAGAACCAAAGCCCTCATCAACAGCACTTTTCTTTTTAGGAGCGTAGCTGATCTTACCTGCGTAAAAATCCCGTTCTACATCACGCCAACCCATCTTGAGGCTCCTCTTCGTTATTATTCATACCCAACATACTGGCCTGTTCTTCATCCGAAGAACTCATTGCCTCTTGCGGAGAAGGGGTTCCCATCAAACCACCTGTCCTCATAGGCGGTGGTGATGGCGGTGCTGCCACATCAGGATCTTCATCCTCTAAAATGCCCAGCGCCATTCTTAGGCTCGTGGGAGTAATCATTTTGTCTTTGTCGGTAGACGGAACCATCTTGTGTTTGATCCCAGCCTCTTTAGCTATTATTTCCATGTATCGGGCTACCGGCCCTGCAATGAGAATTGCTAGGTCAATGGATACCTTCCCTTTGGATATCCCTTGCATCAGTAGGGAACCCGTCAGACTAGCGGCGTCCATCTTTAGCTGCAGCATGGACATTACCAAGTGTTGTTGCTCTGGCTCATTCAACTTACTGATAAAATAATCTACCGCCTCATCGTAGTCGGTATATTCTGGCGGTCTGTGCCAAGGATAATTTCGGGTATCGGCAGTGAAGTTTGCGCCGGGAATAGGTGCATCAATTGGGAGTACCATTTATTCTTCTTCCTTTTCGACTTCGCCCACCAGTTGCTCCTCAAGCTGGTCAAAATAATCAGGGGTGTAGACTAGGCCACCTTCCTTCAATCCATTGGAGTTGATAGGCAGTTTACCATCAAGAAACCGCTTCACTGACTTCACTACTGCGTGTTCAAACTTCATTGTTTATCATCCCGTAATTTACTCGGAGGTAACCGTCCTCGCCTTGAGTCACGGCGTGTGGATGTGTTTTCAGGACTTCTTGGGCCAATACACCAATGCTAGGATGCTGGTCTGCGCCTAATTCCTTGCCCTTATCGTTCCAATCCCAAGTGTAGTAATTTACATTGCCTATGGTCGAATAATGCTGAATGTTTTCTTTAAGTCGGGTGTCTGACCAATCTAACCAATCTCTATCAAAGGTATCCACTAGATCGACTTCTAGTGCCCCATCATCAAATGGATTAAGGTCAATATCGCCCTCAAGAACATTTTCCACTGAATCTACCAGATCTACTTCAAGAGCTTCGCCCTTCCCAAATGGATTAGCGTCTAAAGCCTCTAAGGCGGCTACTGCAGCAATTGTTGCGGTTACTGGGTTTGAAAGAGAGAGAAGACCTATTGCTTCATCTGACACATCACTTGTATCGCCGCCGCCGGTAAATAAATCCACGGCCCCACTTATAAGATCTTCTGCGCCACCAATAAAGTCGATGCCTTCGCCATCGCCACCAACAAGATCCTCAAAGCCGCCAATAAAATCTATTCCGTCACCATCGCCAATTCCGACTGCCCCTAGAACAGAATTTACCCCATCCATTATGCTGCTTGCAGTGCTGCCTACCCCATCCTTATAGATAGAAGCGGTTAAAGCCGTACCCGCCAGACCAATAAGGGCTGTCATAGTTTCACTCATGCCGCCACCCGCTTCGGCATCAGCCTGCGCCCGGATTCCTGCCATTAGAATATTAGCATCACGATCCGCATCGCTGTTGTAATTATTTACTGTGTGATCCAGTAGACTATCGACCCGATCCCACATTTGGTTCATCGCCTCTTGGCTTAGATCCAATCCATTACGAACATCCTCAGTTTGAGCGTCAAAGGCTAACTCAGTATTTGTCTCGGCTACGGATTGCCGCCATTGGGCATTGTCGGAGTCAATCTGGTATTGCATGTCTGCATAGTACCGCTGCCGACTGTCTTCCATTTCGGCTTCAAACTCAGCGCCATCGTTTAGTTCACCCGCATTAAACCGTTTGATTTGATTAAGCTGCTCAGAACGATGCATTTGAATATTGGCATTCAGGTTATCGTAATACTTCGTAAAATCGTTTTCTTGTTCAGTATCAAAGCGTCTAGCCACATTGGTTTCGGCGGCATCTGATAGCATTACGTCTATACGTTCTTGGGTATTAATAATCTCTGCTTCCTGCTCAAGATCCAAGTTCTTTAGATCCATTTGCAAAAAGGCATCAGCGTTGTTTACCGCCGCAGTTTCCCTAGCTCCTAGATTGGCTACCTCAAACTTAGCCAAAGTTTGCGCTTTGTTAATAATCGACTCTTGGCGATTGTCTAAGTTTTCCGTAGTCAGCGTTTGGAAAAAAGCTGCCTCATCCTTTGATATGCCAATCGTCGCTTCCATAATAGCGTTTGCCATCGCTGCAGTCGCTGCAGTGCCTGACATACCATCAAAGGCTATACTGCGTTTTAGCATACGGGCAGTACTTTGCGCCCACGGTGGGATAACAGGCTCACCAGTATCAGGGTCTTTAAACTGACGGCTTATGATATCCATCTGACCAGCAATCGTGGCCTTGGCGTCAGTGTAGTTTCCCTCTCCCAATTCTTCCGCAAGTAAACGGCCAGAAGTTGTAGAAGTATCAATAATGGTGGAGAAGTTCTGAGTAGCGTATTGGTTTAGGGCAGCACCGGTCTGGTTAACTGTGCCATCTTCGTTAACGCCAGTAGCAGCCGCATCGATGTCAATTTCTATATCACTGGCGTCTATAAGCGCATTAGAATCCTCAGTGATCTCACCCTGTGCCGCATTGACCGTAGTTTCAGGAGTTCCTAGTGAACCTTCTACAGTCTCAACATTATCTGAGTAACCTGCCGCATCAGGAATATCAGTAAATTCATTAGCTAATTCAGCATCGTCTTCATCTACCGTATTCGTATTATCTATGACTAGATCGTCGCCTAGATCATACCGCTCATCAGTAGCATCAAGATTTGTTCCCGTGGCGTCTGCATCTAGCTCAGTATAATTATCACTTACCAGAAGATCATTATCAGCCAAAAACGTATTAGGATCATCGGCTAATGACTGTATATCAGTATCCTGATCAGTCATGCCAACGTCATCCATCGCACCGTCGAGATCGAAGATGTCTTGGTTTTCTGTTTCATCCTCTATGGGTAGGATTGTCACATCATCTTCAGCCATTGATATTATCCCTTTCGGCTTCGCATCGCCTGATACGATCACGTAAGTAAATGTAGTTTTTCATCGCTTCCTCTATCGCCCGACTATCAGGTGGAAGAGCTTCGATTTCGTCTGCTAATTGATTGTTAAATCTGTCATCGTACTGCGCCATCGAAGGGCAGTAGACCTCAAGCTGCGTCCTATAGACCGTTGTTACGCAGCCGGTCAGTGACAGAGCGACGATCAGTAAGGGTATCGCTCTCATGTTCTGCCATATTTTTGTAAAAATCAGAGGCCTTTGTCTGTGCCTCTAATTCGTCCTCAAGGACTTTGGTTTTCTCTTTAGCTCGTCCTTTGACCTGACCCATCACGTAAAGGATAGGTAAGGCCAGAGCTAAAGCGCCTATTGCGTAGGACTTTATTTTGGAGAAAAGCATCAATGGATGCCTTCCTTGTGGTCGTTGAATCTGGCATACGCTGCCAGTGCGATACCGCCTAAAGCACAGAGCAAAAAGATAGTCTTCATGCTATCGCTATAGGGAACCAAGGCTTCGATCTGAGGGGCAATTTCGCCCAGCGCCGTAGCGGCCCCAGCTACACCAGCGCCCACCATAGTCTTAGACTTAGTAAGTGGCTTAACTGCTTCGGCAGTAACCTTTTGAGCCATCATCGGCCCACCCTCATCAGACGGTAGTTGGGCGTCACGGGAGAAGATAGCGGCTTCGGCTGAACGGCGGCGTGTCAGACCCCGAAGAGGTGTTAACTTGCCATCTACCCTGGCTTTGTTCCATCTTAGAAATTGCTCTGGTACGGCGTCATAATTTCCAGAGTTCAGTAGGCGCAGCAAAGTTGATGACTTGAAGTTGCCACCGCCCAAGTTGAAAACGAAGGACGTTAAAGCGTCATACTGGCCTTGCGATAATGGTACGTTAACGTATTTTTTAACGATCTTGCCGTGTTCATCTAAGTCTTCCATCAACCGCTTTTCGGCATAATCCACAGTCCACTTGTCGCCAGACCTTACGCCTTTCGTGGCACCATATCCGTTTGTCCAACGGTTTGCGACACAGCGGTAGGCGTGGACTAATCCATCGTCACCCATCTTATGTAGGCCTTCGAACTTCTTCACTAAATCAACGCATTGCTGCGATACACTTACGGGATGCATACTACTTCCTTTGGGGTATAAATTTTTAGGGGGATACAATCATTATAAATAATTAAGTGGCATTAATCAACCCCTAATTGATACATCAAATACGGCTTTCTAATTCTGATATACGGTCATTGGCTTGCTGTAGTGCTGCCCAAAGAACAGGCACAAGGCTGCTATAATCTACAGTTTGATAGACAGGCATACCATCTATGTCCTCTGCGTCTTTTTCTCCAAATACAGCCCAGGGAGCCACCTCTTGTAACTCATGGGCCATAAACATTGCACGGGTCTGCGTGTCACTTTCCCGCTTACCCATAAAAGCATCGACAGACATGATCATATCGGTTGCTGCATATAAATCGCTTTCAACTGTCTTGGTTCTGTAATCAGAAGTCGTTACATAGCTGGCGGCTGAAACTGCATTTGTAACTGTAGCACTGTCGCCCGTAATATCGCCCGTAACCGAAGCATCGCCGCTCAAGAATAAATCCTGCCAACGATTATTGTTTGTGCCTAGGTCTTTGGTGTTTGTTGTATCAGGAACCAATGCACCCTCAGCCACACTGATATGAGCCAAGGCTTGCCACACCGCATTGTCTGCAGTGGAGTCAGCGCAGACATGCATACGATCTGTGGTCACGTTCACCCATACTGACCCGACTGCATATCCCAAATCCGTATCATCATTGACCGTAGGATCTGCCGTAGCATCCAGCTTGTTTAAGCCACCCACTCCACCATTAGCGGCAGGTAGGTAGCCGGTGACTGAGCTTGCTAGAGGTATCTTTGCGCTATCGCCAGCAACGCCCGTATGCGTATGGCCGCTGGTTCCAAAGGCCGTCTGTAATTGGTTAAACTCTGCGTTCAGCGGCGCTGCAGTAATATCCAGCGTGTTCTGAATGGAGCTTGCTGATTGTCTGGTATATCCTGCCATTATCTTTTCCCTGACTGTGCAAATTCAAATACTAGCCCTTGAATAGAATGTGGGCTGGCTACTGCGTCCGTTACGAAGGTAGCTCTAGTCGAGTAGCCGCTGCCTTGTATGTCCGACACGATGACGGGCTTACTAGAGCCGCCGTATTTAACGTCTGTAGCGTTATAAGTGATGTTTCTTCCACCATAGACTGTAGGTGCGCCGGTAGAGTTCTGACTGTAATCCCGTGGCGTAGAGGTGTCTGGATCAGACCAATCGTACTCTATGTTAAGCAGCATAGTGAATGGGCCTTCTGCCCTGATAAACGTATTCAGCTTATGAATCACCTTGCGGATTTCAGTGTCGCCAAAGTCTAAAAACGGCGTGGAATAGAGGCTGATAATGTTATCACCGGCTAGGCTGTTGCCTGTCTCTTGGCGATATACCTTACCATCAAAACCACCATGTAAGACGTACTCTTCTGCACCTATGTATTCACTTGTACAGACCGATACTTTAAAGCCTAGTAGCTCAGAAAACTCCCAGCCCATGCCTTGTGGAGTACTGGTTAACCCCCCCAGTATGCCTTTGCCTTCAGAGGTATTGTCGCCCACAAAGAATCGGATCTGAGACTTAGCTCTGATCACAGTAGAATTAAGCGTATCCAAATCCTCGTTACGGATAATATCAGTCAGCTTGCCTTGTATGTTTTTGCTGATTGAGCGGATCTCTACATCACCGATATTAGCCGTACCTGATACAGGGCGTAGGCCATCAGGGCTTAGGAATATTAGATCCCCGCCTAGCTCCTGCACAGAGTCACGGGCTACGCATCCCACGTTGCTGGTTACATTGTCGGGCTTAAACGGAGCAGTCGCACCTTGAGCCGTATTCTTAGCGAGCTTCTTAATGGCGTTCTGCCCGAATACAAATAAATCCTCACGAAACGGCTTTAGCTGTACGACTTTAAATCCTGCAGAATACTGATGACTATCAGCCGCCGTGGTCCAAGTGTATGGATCTTGTGGTGCTGAATGAGAAATCCCGTTCTGGTAGCTCGTATCGCCAGCGATAAACAGGTAGTCCTCAAACACTTCTACAGTCTCAGGGGCGTCATAAGCATTAGGGCCACCGGCACTAGACGATCCACCTGAGTTAGTTGAGAGTACCTGCTTCCAGTTCGTACCGTCGAAGATTGTCAGGGGGTTTATACCATCAACAAAGGCCACCATAGAGCCGCTGCCAAAGTTAAACTGCACATGGCGTATCTTGTTAATTGTCTTAGAGCCGCTAACGGTATTATGTGTTAGGCCGGTAGTGATTTTACTCCATCCAGAGCCAGTAATGTGTTTCCAGAAAGAGTAAGTATTTCCAGAAACATCCTTACGTGCGGCTATAATGTAAGGCGATCCCAAAATTTCATTACGGTACATGCAGAGGCCAAGGATTTTACCTTCGGCTACAGGATTGCTAGAACCGTCGAGCGCCTGTACTTCCTGCCCATACTCACCGCCAGAGTAGGTAACCGTAGTATCGTAATGGTCAAAGCCTTCGATGCGTCGATACCCGCCGAATAAACTAGGCTCGTAGTTCATCAAGCGGGTAGCCGCACCGGGGAAGTTAGCAGCCAGATCCAAATGGTTCTCATTGCTATTTAACCCGCCCTTGCAGATTACTTTATATGAGTCGATACGATCCACTATAAGCCACTCACTGATCTAAAACTGGCTGAAGCATTACCGCCGCCGAAGTTAACTCTGGTGTCTCTGACTTCGCTGTAGCTGTTGATGTATTGGGATTTCATGTCGGCTATAGCCCGTTCAAAATTGCGCTGGGCTAATTGGGCCGACTCTGGATTATCCTTGAACATATAGATGTGATACAGCGCACCTTCTACGAAGATTGGTGTCAGTACGTCTGGATAGACTGAAGCGCCGGTAGGTGTATCATTATATGCTACAAGCTCAGTCGGGTGCAGGAAGTATCGAAACTCTAGTCGGTACGGCTTATCGGGTGCTGGGCTGATGCCAAATCCTACGCCGTGGCTGGGGAATACATATTCAGGGCGACTGATACCGGACGAAGCTGCGTCATCGTCTTTATCCCGATAGCTCTTGTACCATACATCCCTATCTATGTACTGCAGTGAACGGTTCTCTGTGGAGTAGGTTCCATCACCCACGATCTGAAAAGAGTTCCACTCCAGCGTCTTGGCCCTAGTTGGATTACTATATTCTGTCTGCCCAACTACAACCTGAGTAAGCTCTTGGGCAGCATTAAAAGGCCACTCAAATTGCTGTGCGTTGAAGTCAAATATAGCGCTGTTAATCGCATCCTTAGCCGCCGCCTGTATGCCACGAGCGTTTTCAAAGTCAGATTGCGTAAGTTCGACTTCATTGAGTCGCCTTAGAACCCGATTAGTCAGGTCAATAAAAGTAGTCATGTATGGGCCTTTTTAAGCTGCGTTTTTAAACGGGCTGCTTGGGGTAGAAGTTGATGTGGTTGCAAATGGCGACACATTTAGATCAGAACTTCTTGAAGTAAACGGAGGCTCAATAACGCTAGTGGTTATGTTCTGAGCGCCCCTAGCATTCACGATAGGAATGTTAACAGTACTGTTAATAGTACCAGTGAGTGTCAGAGTAGCATTGGCGCTAGTCTGGCTGTTAATATTAGCAACAGCACCGCTGGAGAACACGCCTTCGGGATTGGCTTGAGAGGTAACCCCAATACTGGTGGACGGCTTACCATCTGCGACTGCATCGGCATCGATGCTGGTGGTTGATGCTACACTCGCCGCTGCAGAGGCATCCCTAATACGATCAAACGAAATAACTGCTGAGGTTTCAATGTCGGCAGTTACTTTTGGCTGTGCAACTAATTGAGCAGCTATAGGTGCCGTACATGAAATCGTTGCTGAAATAAATGACGTTGATACTCGGTCTGCATCAATCGTCGCTGTAGAAGCCACGGTCGCAGCGGCCTCGCCTAGTTTTACGATTTGAGCATCGATTGAGGCGTTACTCTCGATTTCTGCAATAATACGATCAGCGAGAGCGCCGGTTACTGCAGCAACGAAGGTATATGTTTCTTCGGCCTCTGAGTTCTGTGGAACAGATCCGGTTGCTGTGGCAGCAAAGGTATATGTCTCATCAGCTTCAGAGTTCTGTGGAATAGATCCGGTTGCTGTGGCAGCGAAGGTGTAAGTGGTGTCAGTAACCACCCCATCAAATACTTGCCCTACAGCATTAGCAGAAAAGGTATACGTTTCTTCGGCTGCAATATCGACGCCAATACCAGCATTCAAAGAACCAGTAAATTCTAGGGTTTCATCGACAGCCGCATTAGTGCCAATAGAGCCAGCCACTGTGGCAGCAAGGTCGTAGCTAGTATCAGTCTCAGCGTTTGTGCCAGTAGATCCAGATAATGTAGCAGTAAGGTTGTAGCTAGTATCAGTCTCAGCGTTTGTGCCGGTAGATCCAGATAATGTAGCTGATATGGCATATGTTTCGTCGGCGTTGGCCTGTCTAAATTCTTCGCCAACTGCAGCGGTGACTGATATTACATCAGCACTGGCAGCGGATTTTATCGTCCTAGCAGGGTCTACTGAACTGGTATATAAGAAGTTGGCCGCAGCTTCTGCTAACCGAAGTCGAATACTGTCATTGACTGAGCTAGATGAAGATATATCAGCGGTAACATCCGCTACCCGTACTCTGTTAACTTCAATTGTAGAAGATAGTACAGAAGATGTATCGGCTTCACCGTCTATTACTATTTCACTGTCAGCCGACGATGTAGATAGTATTTCACCAGACGCAGCGGCGGTTATTACCTGTAGTCTACCAGTAACCGTGGATGCAACAGTGTACGTTTCATCAACATTAGCATCTGTACCCGTAGAAGCAGCTACCGTCCCAG